TCAGCGGGTCGGTTTCACGATCTCCCCGACACGCCTGTAAACCGTCTCGGTTATGCGTTTGTCGGTGTGCCCCAGCAGTCGGCTGGCATCACCCAGGTCCAGGATTTCGCTGGCCGCTTTTGGGCGGATGTCACGGAACTGGAACTGCCGAATACTCGCGGCCAACACCCCATCACCTGCGCCCCTGGCGATGACGATTGCCTTGTCGCGCGCATCGTCAAAACGCAGTCGCAGCATGTGCTTGGTCACTTGCCTCCCGTCCTCCGTGACGATCAGATAAGGGTTTCGAACCCCCCGCGCGCGTCTCTGCGCAGTCAGGCGCTCAACCAGCATGCCCAAATCATTTAGCGCACCGGCGGCCGTCAGGCGGATCCGCAGCTTCTTGGACGTCTTGCCTTGGGATACCTGCAGGAATTCGTTAACCGCGTCGGCCTCCCGCATTGACAGCGTGTCAGCCGGGCGCTGGGCAGTCAGGTATGCCAGATCCATTGCATCGCGCAGCTCTGAGGTTGCCACCGCGTATACGGCGCTCCAGATTTCCTCGCTGGCGTAGAAGTCGCGCGGCGCCTCTTTGTTCTTGCGCACACCGGCGGCGGGGTTGGCCTCAGTCAATCCCCATTCGCGTGCGATGTTGTAGATGTGTGACAGCAGGGAGATCTCCCGGTTGGCTCGAACTTTGGCGGTGCGGCTGTCGCGGTACTGCGCAATAATCTGCGGCGTAACCGCATCGATAGGCGCGTCACTGAACACATTGCGCAGCTGTTTCAGGCTCAGCCGGTTATCGCTTTGCGTTTTGGGCGCCTTGCCCGGGACGATCTCCCGTTCGTACCGGTCAAACACTTGGCCCAGCAGAGCGTTCTTCTTCGGCACCGGCTTGCAATCTAGCTTTGCCCATTCAGCCTTGGCGATGTCCAAGTCACCCCCGAGCGGGATCTCTACCCGCTTCCCGTCTTCATTCCTCCCGTCGTAGTAGTACCCAACCCACTCTTTACCGCCTTTCAGCGTGCGCACGCGCCGAATCATTCGCGGCGGCAGGTCCCTGTTCGCCGCCTTTTTTGCTCGCATCGATTTATCCTACTTTTGACAGATCCAGTGACCAGGCTTCGGCCGCGACATTCTCTGCTGATGGTTTTACGCCTGCCAGTTTCATGCGGGCGTAGAAGCGGCCTACTACAGGTCGGCGCGCGCGGGTCAGCACATACTTCCAGCCGTTTCGATTGAGCCAGGAGATCTGGCCTGACGGGATCATGTAACCGGTGATTGCCGCGATCTCTTCCTCGGCAAGGGTTTCGCTTTGAATTTCCATAGTGGTGTCCTTGCCGCGCTGGGCGGCAGAAAGTGGTCCACCGCTTTGCGGCAGGCACTTGTGCTTTAATGAGAAAAATTCTTACAGGTGGCGCGAAATGGATAAGGCGTTTAGAAACCCTTTGTTTTTGACTGGGATCCCGTTGGCAATCTGCGGCATCGCGATCACTGCGCCAGCCCTTTGGATTCCCGGTTTGGTTTTGATGGTTTGTGGCTTGGCGAAGGGCAAGAAACAGCCTTGATGCTCACCGGCAGGCATGTAGGGGGATTGGGGTTAGGGCTTCTTGCGTTCTGGCGGTGAGGGCGGGAAGCTGAAGTAATGGCGGCTTTTGCCGGTGTAGCCGCATTCGCTACATCCCGTGGATGGGCCACAGCTGCAGCCACCCTCGCACCCGCAGCTGCATCCGGAGCAATCCAAGGTGCACCAGCTTTCCTGCTCAACTTCTCCTTCCTGTGTGATCAGGTAGTTGATGCGACGGTCCAGGCGAAATCCGGTTATTTTCTCAGCGTCCTCATAGGTCGCCGGCACTGAGCGGAAGCCGTACTGTGCTTTGGGATCATCTACGAAACGGCTTACCTTCCTCATGGCCTTGGCCCCTTGTAGATGAACACATAGGCGAACCAGAGGGTGGCGGTCACGACCTCCTCCCAATTTCAGCAGCTGCCTCAACTATTGCGCGGCGAGTCGTCCCGAAAGGATCATCTTGGTGATACATGGTCTGCTCGCCGAAGCGCTCAGCATCCACGTAGGTGTATGGGCCGGTGTCGCCGTCGAACGGCTCGACTATGTGAATGGCCACGCCCAGGCGCTCCATGCGCCCCATCACCACAGCCAGGCGTAGCGCATCCCCGTCGTTGATGAGGGGGTTCCAGTGGCCACGGACGCCGGACTTGCCAGCCAGCCGGAAAGGCCACTTTGGATCGCTGCAGGTGCACCGTTCTATATCGATTCGCGCGGAGTGCGCGGCCTGGATGAGTAGCTTGCGGTCAGCTGCAGCCAAGTCGTGTTTGTTTTCTTCGGGCATGACTTCGTCCTTGCCGCTATAGCGGCTGACTTTGAAGGGGGGATGGGGAGGGGTGGAACGAAAGAGCGAGGCGCTAATTCCAGCGAACGTCGAGTTCTGAAATTTGCTGCTGCAGCTGCTCTATGAGTTCAAACCAAGAATCGAAACCATTTGATTCGTTCTGGACCAGGAACAGGTAATAACCTCCGGTTTCACCTGCGCGGTCATCCTGAATTTCTATCGTCCAACCGGCGTATTCGCCAGTCAATACTGTTCCAGTACGAATGATCTGCATGTGTTGGTCGGAATCCAGTGAATGTTTGAAATGGCAGCTGTACTTTTTACATCAGCTTGAAAAATGTTGGTACTGCGGCATTCTCCCTCGTTACCAGATCATGGGCATTCACAACCGTCATGCCGAGTTGTTCCGCAATCAGGACTTCCAGGCGTGCGCCTTGCGACTTCTCCCAGTCGGGCAGAAGTGCGATCACGCCACACAGACCCAGGCGCGTCAGGTCGTAGGCCATGTAGTCGGCCCACTGCGCGCCCTCGACGATTCCGTGGTCTGCCGGGTTTTCGACTTCGTAGCCCTGGGCGCGCAGCTGATCGGCTACGGCGTTGAAGGCCGGGTAGTTGAAGTCGGCGATACCCGTCATTGGCCCAGCCACGTAGACGCGGTTGGCGCGGCTGGCCTGGAGCGTTACGAATTGCTCGCCTGGCTGACTTTTACTGCTGAATGCCCATGCGGTAGGCCCCTGACACATCTCGCAAGTGAGGTTGCGCGTGATCTCGTCGATCGTTTCTCGATCAAGCTTCTTGCCGTAATGGTTGACGAGCTCGTTGGCGATCGTAAATACCATCGTGCCGAGTCGGGTGGATTGCGGATCTTGGTTGTCTTTAGTGCGCATGGGGAGTCCTTGCCGGGCATGCCCGGCTGTGGAGTTGGGGAGTTACGCGGCGTGTGCTTGGCGTTCTTCTGCGCGCCACGGGTCGTTGGCGCGTGCCAGCGCTGCCATAGGCGGAGGGCTCACGCTGTTGCCGCACATGTGCACCTGCTGAGTCTTGGTGAACGGCTTGCCGTCGGCTCCGTGGTTGATGATGTAGTCGGCGGGGAAGCCTTGGGCTTTGTACAGCTCGGACGGCTTCAGCATCCGCAGGCAGATATCGACGATCACGTAGGGCGTGCCCTTCACCATCACGGTGACCATTGCCAGCCGATCCTTGGTAGTGATCGTCGGCGCCGGTGAGTCGCAAGCGCTGATGTTCTCCGTGCCGTAGTAGCTGATCAGGAAAGCGGCAACGCGCAGGGCGCCCGCTTCATGCTCTGGCGAGAGGGTGAGCGACACCAGTGAGCTCTTGCCACCGCCGCCGGCCGTGATGGTCGGCGCCGGATCTTCCAGGCCCTGGCCAACACTGCCGCCGAATGCACGCTCCATGAATGCGCTCACCAACCCGTGGTGCTGGCCGCCTGCGCTAATGGTGTGCAGCGGATCATTTGCGTCCCGTGCATCGCAGTTGCCACGCAAGTGCACCAGGTTCGCCGCCACCAGCTGTTGCTGGCTGCCGGTGTTGGTCACCGTGGTCATCGGGTCTTCGATGCTCTTGGCGTCGGTAGTATTGAAACCGCCATTCATTTGAGCCATGAACACCGTGGATATGCCCATGGCGTGAGCGGCGCCGGCCGGGCGCTGATAGTTGCCGCCGCTGGTGATGGTCGGCAGTGGCTCGTCCAGCGCCTTGCCCGCGTCATCGAAGCGGAACTTCACCAGGTGTGCCGCTGCGATCGAGCGGTGGTTCTGGGTCATCAGCGTGCCCACCGGCTGGTCCATGCCCACCGGCTTGCCCGAATACTCGGGGCCACCGGCCCCAACCATTAACGGGCTGATCAGTGTCAGCTCACCGCGGTTCGCGCAGGTCACTGTCGGCAGCGGGTCGAGCGGATCGTTGATGCGGTCGCTGCCCTGGTGTGTTGCCGGTGCGATGATCGGGCTGACCACGCTGAAGGCGCCGCCCTTCGGGTAGGAGGTGATGGTGCGCAGCGGCTCGTCGGCCGACTGCACTGCCTCGCCGGACCAGTTGGCGATTGGCACAATGAACGGCGCCGCGCTGTCGATGACGAATTTCTTCATGCCCTTGGCAACGCGGCGCAGGGTGGCCGGGGCCAGGTCTTTCTTGCGGCCGAAGATGCTTTTGCCCAAGTCGGTAAAGTCGATGCAGTCGGCGGCGGTTTTCCACTTCTGCTGACCCTTGGCTGGGTTCTTGGCGTGGGTTGGCTCAGGCCACACGATCGGCTGACCATCGCACCGGGCGATCATGAACAGGCGTTCCCGGCTGGTCGGCGCGCCGTAGTCGCAAGCCCTGAGCACTCGCCACTCAACGGCGTAGCCCAGACCCTCCAGCAGTTGAACGAACCGGCGCCAGGTGGTGCCCCGGCGCTTCGGGTCTGGCACCAGAAACTGATTCGACACCGGCACCTGTTCGCCCAGATCTGCGACCCGGTTGATTTTGCTCTTTGGCTTGGTCGGGTGCGGTACCAGGTCCAAAGTGACTACGCGCCCGGTCTCCTTGTCGCGCTTGGCGATCAGCGGCCCCCACTGGAGGATTTGTTTCACGTTTTCCAAGCTGATCACCCGGGGCCGCTTCTTGCCTCCCCACTTCAAGCCGATCCACGAAAGGTTCCGGATCTCACGCTTGCGCGGCTGGCCGCCGGCCGCCTGGCTGTGGTGCGTGCAGTCCGGCGACATGTGGAACCAGCCCACCGCCTTGCCGCCGCATTCGGTGTCCGGATCACCCTCGAACACGTCGGTGGTGAAGTGCTGGGCGCCTGGGTGGTTCATGGTGTGCATGCTGATCGCTTGCGGGCTGTGGTTCTTCGCAACGTTCACCGCGCGGCCCAGGCCCATTTCCAACCCGGTCCCGGCACCGCCACCACCGCAGAAGAAGTCGACAACGATCTCATCGTCCTGAGGGTTGAAGCCGAGTCCGTATTGGGTTTTGAAATCGAAGGGGTGTTTCTTCTGTTGTGCGGACATAGAGGATCCTCGCCGGTATAGTTCCGGGATCTACAGGGGAGTGGGTTATGAGTCGTGACTGGGTCGTTTGGCTTTGTTCGTTTTTACTTTTTGCTTGCGGTGCTGTATGGGCAGCGGTACCGATCCGCAGCGATTTTTTCGTTGTGAGCAACGTGCATGATCTATTTGAGATACTCGGCTCGTTAGCGACAGTAGTCGCTGTATGCGTCGCCGCAGCCAATATCAATAGTTGGAAGCATCAAGTTAATGCCGCTGCAGATCTTGAGCTCGCGCGCAGGCTTGTCGCGTGCCTTCATGGGTATAGAACTCGAATGCAAAACATGTGGTATTGGGCGGATTTCGCAGTTCAAATGGTAGAAGTCGATGATGAAATAACCGCCAGCGATATGGGGTTTGATGAGAAAAAGATATCACCAGAGATTAAAGAGACAAGGGAGCAACAAATGCAATTAAAGGAGCTTGTGCTGCAGTCCCAATCTGCCTGGCGTGTCGAGCTTGAGTCGGAGGCTGCTGAGATTTTCAAGTTCACGGATCGATGTTTTTTTATTCTTAATAATTCATTTATTTGGATGGGGGCTTATGATTCTAATACTAAGCTTGGTGAGAGAATGAATGGATCGATTAATCGGCACTGGTCTTGGTTCGTAAAAAATAATTGCCGGACTCCAGAGCAGGCATATATGTTTATTGATAGCTTGATTTCCAATTTTGAGAAGAAAATTGAAAAGAAACTTATGATTCAATGAGGTATTGTTCTATGGCGTATTCCTAGCTCCGCAGTTCCGGCAGTCTTCCCGATAGCGCTGCGCGTCGCTGATGAACCGGCCGCAGCCATCGCATTTGAACATCATCATTCGTGGCTTTTGCGATTTCGCCAGCCTTATGCCGGTGCCTCGCAAGGCCTCCTTGATGTTCACGTCGTCGCGTTCAACCAAACGGCGTGCAAACTTGTCGATGTATGGTTTAGGCCACACTACGGCGCCTGTCTGGCCCAGCTTTCCGATCCAGGTAATGGTGTGCGCCCTTGGCACTACCACTGCTTTTGACAGGTCGCTATTGAACATGCCGTCATCACAAAGCCAAATCAGGTTGTTGCCGTTCCAGCACTGCGGCTTTTGGATGTAAAACTCTGCTGCGTCAGGGTGCTGGTCCAGCGCCTCGCTCAATGTCACGTTCTGGCAATCAACTCCGACGCGCGCCCGGGCATCGACATAGGCCTTGGGCCACGGTATGTCCGTGTCGCGGTGATCGCAAGCGCCTTCACGAGTGAACACCTGGGCCTTTTCCAAGTCGGTGACATATCCGGAGCCGCCAAAGCCCCAGAACGACAACCCGTCGCCGACGTAGGCGTGGCTGCGGCTGTCTTGCAGATAGAACTGGTCGTCCATGGATTATCTCCAGTCAGGCGCCGCCCTCCGGTAGTCGGTGGTGGCAATTTGGTTTCGGTTGGGGTATTAAGTGCCGCCTAGACATCGACACGGATATCTAGTCGATAGAGTTTTTAAGGATTTATAATATGAAGGAAGAATTAATCGTACCGTTTGTGGGTGCAATACTGACTGCGCTCATAGCTGGCATCGTATCTCTGGTAATGGCCATTTTGTCGAAGGATCAAAAAACATCAGAATTCCGCCAAGCCTGGATAGACGCTCTTCGAGATGATATATCGAGATTTGTTGGAACGGCTCATTCTTTAGCTGGCGCAGCAGATATAGTAAATAAAAAGTCTAATGACGAAATTAAAGATTATGTTCTATCGATATCTCGTGATTTTGCGGAAACAAGTTACCTTTTGTCAAGAATTAGACTTCGCCTGAATGTGGATGAACATACAGACATATTAGAGACGATCGCTTGGCTTCAGGACGAAACTACCGGAGGCACGAAAGAAGAAATGCTGCACAAGATCGAGACGTTAGTTGTAAGAATACAGGAGGAGCTTAAGAGGGAATGGGAAAGAGTAAAAGCAGGTGAGAAGTCGTTTAGGGTCTTGAAGATGACCTCCGCAGTCGTTGTCATATCTCTTGCGACTGCTATGACAGGATATGTGCTGAGCCCATTATTGACCAAGGGCTTGTGGTGATGTTTTAAATATTTATTGGAGAGCAACTGCTTGGCAGCGATGAAGCTCATTTGTCAAAATTATCACCTTGATTGATCGACAGTATGATTTTTCAACCACTCGCGCTATCGTCCTTAGCATCCATCTGAAGCGATTCGGCGAATCCTGCTTGCTGTAATCTGCGCGCCACGTTTTCAGATACAGTCAAATCGTGGCGCGGAATTTCGAAGAGATGCGCAGACTTCTTGACGCCCAATGAATGCGCGTGCGCAATCAGTCGCCAGATGGTCGCCCTGTTCTTCGTCTCGCCCAGTTCGGCGGTGAGCGTTGCCAGCCGGTCGCGCATTCCCTGGCGGAAGTAATGGCGGATGATGTCGGTCGGGCCTTTGATCTTCGGCGGCGCCGGTGGCAGATCATCGGCCTTGGCGTTGATCACCATCAGTTGCACTGCCTCGCTGACCTCTTCGATCTCATGCCAGCACATCAACTCGTCGAGCATCTGCCGAGTGCCGTACGGGACCGTGTGCCGTAATTCCTGCTCGCCCAGTTCCTGCCGTTTCTCGGCAAGCTTGGCTGTGCGTTCCTTCTGTTCGGCAGCCATGACCTACCTCTTCTATTCCGCTGGCCGGCAGTGCGAGCCAGGTTTGGCGTTTGCGTTGCTGGGTGCGGGCTATGCGGCGCATCGGTTACCACCTGCAGCAGACATGGGATAGTCGATCGAGTACTTTTCGAGTATCCGCTTGAGTGTGCCGCTGGTGATGTGGAGCTTTACGCATACCCGGCGCCTGCTTATTCCAAGCTCCTTGTAAGCCTTGATCCGCTCGACCAGCACTGCATCTCGCTCAGCCAGGGCCTTCTTTCGCTCTGGGCTGTTATGGCCGCCGTGGGCGGATCGCTTGAACTTGAAGTCGAACTCTTTCGACATGGCGAGCAGCGTCTGCCTGCCGATTCCCGTTATCTCGATTACTTCGGACTGGGTGTGGCTGCCAGCGCTCGGCCAGAGCTTCGAGCTTAAGGCCTGGGTGCAGATGCGCTTCAAATTTGGCTCGCCGATTACGCGCCAGTCGTAGTCGACGTTGTGCCCGATTAGGTATACGACGTCTTCCGGCAGAGCAAAATCGGTGTGAGGTGGGCAATCAGTCAGTTCCTCGTCGAGGATGTGGCTGGTGGCCAACGCGCTCAGTTCTATCGGCTTGCCTGGCTTGTAGCGATGCAAGAACGAATCGGTTATAGCTAGACTGCTGACGCAGCTGAGTTTCAGCCATGCAGCCTCAACCAAGTGCGGATCGTTCAAACCGGTTGTTTCGCTGTCGAAGATATAAGCGGTCATGCTAATTGCCTTTGTGGGGAGAGTTCGTTTTTGCGCTTGTCTTTGGCGGCCACTACCTGTTGAACGAGATCGTCAAAGCCTAAAGCAATGGCTTTGGCTGCGTTGAACGCCGACTGCAGCGAGGCCATATCCTTGGCTGTGGCGATATCAGCCAGTGCATCCACCAGCAACTCCTTGGCGCGCTCCTCAGGGCTGACGCCCGAGTTCAGCCACGCCAGCAACCGTCGGCCGGTTTCTTCGGTGATCAGCTCAGGCTCTTCGAATAACTTCGTTCGATCTTTGCTCGCCATGGCGGTGTGCCCGTCATGAGTCAGGTCCAGCACCACGGTGAATTCGTAATCTGTGCCGTCGCGCTGCTCAGATTTCATGCCCAGTTTGAGAATCTTCTTCCCTTCGCCTTGCACGGTTTCCGTTTTGCTCCGCATGGTGCAGATGATGTGCAGCGAGCTGGTCAGGATCTTGTCGGTCAGCCGCCGGTGGCGCGGTGTTGTTTCATTCCAAGCTGCCCAGGTGTTGCCCTTGAATTTCTGGTGGGCAAGCTTCTCGTTCGATTCGAGGCATCCGCCGGAGCCTGTCCACTCATGGGAATAGCTATCGATGATGAGAACGCTGTAACCGGCCTGCTCGGCAGCGGTGATAGCGTCGACGTAGCGCTCTGGGGAATAGGGAGCGTGCAGTTCTAGCGTGTCGAAGTCCGCGATGTCGGCGTACAGCGAGGCGCTGCCATGCTCCGTATCGATCACCGCGATTCGCCCGCCCAGCCCCTGTGCGAGAAGGAGTGCGGAGTAGGTTTTGCCTGATCCAGACGGCCCGGCAAGTGCCAGCCGTAGCTTGGCCTGCTTGCGTTCGGCTTTCTTGAACATTTGAGTTTCCTCAGCTTGGTTGGTTGTCCCACTGCCGTTGGATGCGGCGGGCTTCGTCTTCGTACTCTTTGCGCTGCTCGCCGGTAAATCGGTCAGGCGAGAAGGCGCCGACCATCATCCAGTCGAACTGGGCGGCCATTGCAGGGCTCATACGACTCTCCGGTGGCTCAGGCCCATAAGCTGAGCTGCTTGGGCCATGGTTTGCGGTTGGATGACTCCCAGGTTGCTGGCTACGCGCTTGACCACTACCAGGTCATCCAGCGTCCGCGCCTTGTCGATGTAGCCGGCCAGCGTGACCAGCTTCGACTGGCTGGCTGTCAATGCCATGCCGAGGTGCACGACGCTGAGCTGGCGAACATCCCGACCCACCGCGGCGCTGATCGACTCGAAAACCTGCTCCAGCTTCTTCTTGGCGTAGTTCGCCTCGACCTGTGCGCGCTTTCGATCATCGACGGCGGCTGCAAGCCTGGCCTCCAGGTCCAGAACCAACTCAGCCGACCCACCAAGCCGCTCGATGCGCTCTCGCTCGGCTTGGCGGTGGGCAGCATCGAGTTCTTCTCGCTCAATCTTGGCGGTTGGCGCGGCGTGGGCAATCGTTCGCAGATCTGCCGCAGAGAGAGGTGATTCACTTTCTTGAGACATAGAGCCTCCGGCGCGGCTGGTAGCGACGCGTTGTGCGTTATGAGGGGAATTACAAGGGCTCGCCGGTAAGTTGCTCGCCCATCGAAACCAGCGCATCGAACAGGAAATTCTGCATTTCGTAGGTTTCGTCACGAAGCTTGTGACGCAGATGGATGAACTCTTCGATCAGCGTCCCGCAAAGCATCTTGGTGCCCATCATCAGCGTCCGCTTGCTGATGAAGATGTGTTCGTTGTGGGCGCGCCCAAGAACGCCTTCACCCAGGAACTCGGTAACCACAATGGGGTACTCATCAACCGAGAAGCCGATGCCCTTGCAGAACGCGATAGCGCGATCCATCCGCACCTGGTCAATGCTGGTCAGCGGCATGTGCTCGACGTTGGCAAGCGAGTCGAGCAGGTTCCCGCGGCACGCAGTGACCGCAGAATGGTTCAGCCCCTTGGTAAAGGACTTCGCAAGTACGCGCACGACCGTGGCGAACTCTTCGCTTGGGGTTGTACTGGAGAAGTCGATAGACCGCTCGTAGACCCCATCGTCAGGCACGACTACGCGTGAGATGGCGTATTTGTCGGTAAGTTGGCTAAGCCCCTGCCGGATGTAATGGTCGGCGTAGAAGGAATGCTTGATTGTCCTGTCTTCTGTCAGATCCATCGACGAACTGATGTTGTAGGTATAAATCGACGGCGACGACAGCTTCAGTGCGCGAATCCCGCGATAGAAAACATATTCAGAGGCCCCGGCATGAACGTCCAGGCCTGGCATTTGATGAAGCGGCTCCGATCCCAGGATGATGGCGTCACGGTTGACCCAAGAATCGTAGAAGTCCTTGCCACGCACGATGATCAGCGTTTCATCTTCGGCTGGCTCAGGCTCTTCATCGGTCACAAAGCACTCGCCTTGCTCATCCAGGGTATTGCAGTACAGTTCGCGGAAGGCCTGCCAGGTTTCCCAGGTCTTGCCGACCTCGGTAGTGAACCCAAGCGCCTGGCCGTTCATAGTCACGAAGGTGAACTCGTCGACACGGATCTTTTCCTGGCGCGTGCCAAACTCCATTTTATCCTTACCGGCGTAGATGGTGATCGAGCCGCCCTGGCGCAGGATGATGGAGATTGCGTACTTCAAGCCAGTGCCGAAGAACCCGATGGCGCCTTCACCCTCCTTGGAGGAAACGCCAAAGGTGGTGATGCTTTTCGGGTCAATAACACCCTTGTTGCGGAAGGCGACGATTTTTCTAGACATGACTGTCTCCCGCGCCATCCTTGCGGGGCGCCTTGGTTTTGATACGGGTAGGGAAGGGTTCGTTACTTGCTTTCGAGTTTGCGGGCGAGGGCACAGGCTTCGTTGTGGTTGCGACGGAACCCTCTCACCTTGCCAGTGGACGAGTCGACGACGTGGAAGAACTCATTGCCGGCCGGGATAACCCGAAACAACGGCGACGTCTTCGGTGCGCTGGAGCCGACCAGGCCGAGGCAAAGCGCCAAGGCCATGTTGCGGCGCTGATTCATTGCGAGCGCTACGTCGCAGTAAGCGTGCTGACTTTGATTCATGGTCAACTCCATTCGTTGGTTCACCTGTATTCGTCAACACTCATGCCTCCCGCTGGTTGCCGATGGGCGCGGGGGAGGAGTGCTGACGTAATAGAGGTGGGGAAGGGTGGTTCCGCATGTGCGGGCTGCTGCTACCTTTCGGATTCCTCCCGGTGGGATGTGCAGTGTTCCCCGGGTAATTCTGTTTTCCGCGCCGCTTACCAGGTCATTCGCCAGTTCGGTCAACACCTCGACAGCCGTATGGGGTATCCCATCGTTGGCAGGCTTTCGGGCCTGTCTGTCGCCGGTCACCAGTAGTGGCAGCGCGTTTTGTTCACCTGACTTCCTCTCGCCCCACAGGTGATAGCCGGGGCTGACCTCCCAGCGTGAGCCGGGTAATCGTGTATGGCGCATGTTGTTAAAGAGCGGCGGGCGGAGGCCCTTCGCAGTCCCTCGTAAGTCGCTGCGATGGGATTAATTTAGCCTTAAGCTAAAATGTCGTCAATAGCTCCAAGCTAAATATTTAGCGATGGGCGAAATTATTTCGGTCCGCCAGGACGCGCCTGGCCTAGGAATGAGGTCCATAAGCGCTTTACGCGCCAGTTAGCAGTGAGCTATGATTTTTCCATTAGCTGTATGGATATACAGCATTTAACCGGGATGGGATTTTATGGCGAAGAAGCAGGCGGCACCGGCAGCACGACAGGAAATGAGCGGTATGGCGCGCCTGGGTCTGCGCGTCTCATCGATGATCAATCACCCGGTCGCGCAGGCGCAGCGCTGGGTGACGATTCATCGCCTGGACACGGACGGGGATCGAGAGTGGGAAGAGGTGCTGAGTGTGATTGCCGACACTGACGAACTCGAGTTGACGCTCAATGACGACGGCAGCGTGACCGTGAGGTGGGAGCAGCAGGAAGTCGAGGTGGCGGGCAGGGGAGAGCTTGAGTTTGAGCAGGAAGAGGAGCTGGCGCCTTTCTGACGGGTATGAAAAAGCCCGCGCTTGGCGGGCTTGGCGGGCTTTGCGATCTTTAGCCTTTTTGCTCCTGTTGCTGAAGGCAGGCCTGGAAGATTGTATCTCTGAAATCTACGATTGCCTTTTCTTTGTACTTGGGAGATGAGTAGGCGCTCTCTTTGTACGCACCATCAATAAGCATTTTGAAGACTCTGGACGTATAGCTGTTATCGGTCACGGACGCTTCGTACATTTTTGCCATGGGAACGCCGTTTTGGCGGGCCTTCATCACAGATTCGGCCATCTTATCCATTTGAGGGCAGTCGTATGCTTTGTCTGCCGCAATGGCAGATGAGGCCGTAACCGTCGAGATAAGAACGGCTGCGATCATTGCTTTCATCGGATCCCTCCCATAATTGAGTCAGCACTTTAGCATTCGTGGCGTACAGCCAACAATGAGGCTCGGAGGGAGGGCTAGCGAGTCCCTACAGGCCTATAACTGCTCGTGGAGCTTATCCTCGACTTGCTGGCTCTCTGGATTGCACAAAGCCATGTAGTAAGCCACGCACCAGCCGATCAGCGTCCATCCGGTCAGTAGATTTATTACAAATACCCGGCGGGGAGGAATCGGCTCGACTAGGACGGTATAGATTGAGGGGAATAGGTAAAGTGCTACGGCGCTGATGTAGAACAGAAGATCAGCTGCAAGAGCGACTCCATTGTCGCCGCTGCTGATGAAGAAGCTGATCAGGCAGGTTGGTGCGAGTAGTGCTAATCCAAAGACCCTCATCGCAGTTTCTCCGTGAAAACTTGGCGATAGCTAATTGATACCATGCGGCATTTGCTTTGGATAGGGGATGTTTTTCTGCTCAGGCAGAGGGCCCACATAAGAGCCGGGCGCTCACCTCAGTACGTTGTTGCGATGGCCTGCGCGAGCTGCTGATCATTCATCAGTGGCGGTGTGTAAGTCGTACGATAAAAGCGCACCGCCTGCTCAAACTCAGCACCGCGGATCTCGCCATCCGAACCTATGAACGCCAGGGCGTCCGTCTTGGCTGACTTGAAAATCTTTGGCGGTTCGGTCGTAAGAGAAGTGGTGAATCCAACTAAAATAGTTGGCGCGGAGATTGTGAGAAATATCGCTGCAGCGATAGGGTTGGCGCCATCACCTGATACGGCCTGTGTGCTGACCGATGCCAGTAGGGCGATGGCCAGAGCCTTCCATGAGTCCATTCTTCGATGCTTCCATTGCGATAAGAGGGCGCCACCATAGCAGAGCAGGGCGCTTGGCAGAAACAAGAAGCCCGGCGCTGGGCCGAGCTCGATGATGGCTGCTTATGCTGCTACCGCCAGGGTAACAGCTCTCACAAGCACCAGGATCTTCACATGGCGGCCTTCAGAAGGACTTTGCATTCGGCGTCGTATTTTTCACGCAGCTTGGCAGTGCTAGCTGGCGTCATCCGCCCTGGTGTCTCTTTGTGCAATTCCACCATTTTTTGCGCAACTTCTTCCTGAGCCTCCGGGGTGTAGCCAGCATGCACCAATAGTACATAGGAGGCTCTTGAGGACTGACTGCGGCTTATGTCTGGCTGGTCACCAGCTACTGAAAGCACTTCGTAGTAGGCCGCGCAGTTGAGGTCTCTCTCTTTTTGGGTTTCTGCTTGGGCGGTGAAGGAAATGCAGGTGAAGAGGGCGCAGAAGGCCAGTGGCATCGAGGATAGGCGCATGAAAACGAGTCCATTCGAGAGGGGCGATTATTTTATCAGCTCAGATGACAGAAACAAGAAGCCCGGCGCGGGGCCGGGCTGCGTACGTTACAATCCTAAAGCCCGTTATCTATGCATCACAAATTTCGCGTTGAGTGTATCTAGTAGATCAAATGAGCTTATGTAGGGGACATCGAAATCGCGACAGATATTCGGAATTTTTATCTTTTGGCTGTTTTCTGGGACTGGAACCTCATGAGTAACAATTGTAAAACCTGAAGAAGAGGCTTTCGCTATAAGCCAAGGATCTGCACCTTCTAGAAATCTAATTTTCTCATTTTCCTTTGGTAGTTTCAGTCCCATTACATGCTCTGCAATATGGCCAAAAATTTTCTGGGTTTCTAGGTCGTCAACGTCAACGAATTGCTCTGGTCTCTGCTTGGCCCATTTAGATAATTCGTCTCCATAATCAGTTATTTCTTTGTACACCATGGAGATACTTGCTAGCTTTCCCGCAGCAAATGAGCTATCTATCCACTCCCAAAATCCTGGGCAAAACCCCATTCTATAATGCGAGTTTTTAGCCTGTATGTAAGAGTTTGCATCCAAAAGATAGCTCAAAACCCAAGGTCCTTCTTCGAATATTCAGAGATCCTGTGCGGCTTGATTCCAGTAAGTCTGGCGGCATCCCTAAATAGCATGCGACCACTCAAAGCTTCGCTTGCAATAGCGCTTGCTAAGACCTTACTAATCCTGCCGGTTTGGAGGCGGTTATAAGTTGGCTTTCCTTTTTTCTCCAGAAGCTTGTATAGAGCCAGCTTCTGCGCCACAAAAGAGCTGTATTCGTGAGCCTCTATGTATCCAAGTGTTAAAGCTCTACGGGCAATAACCCACTCGCTCACATGAAATATTTTGGCGAGAGGGTGAAGATTATCCTTCCAGGTGTCCACTTTGTTCCATCTGGCTCGGAATTCTTTCTCTGGAGCTAGTAGCTCAGCAGCTACGGCATTGCAGAAAACTTCTTCAGCTATATGATTAGATGGTTCTGCATCAGACACGCCGGACTTTCCAAGCCATATGTGACTTATTTCATGAGCTAGCGTGAATAGTCTAGCTTCTGGGCAATCAGCTGTATTTATAAAGATTACTGGTGCGATCTTGTCGCTGATAGCAAAGCCTCTGAACTCGTCTACGGAAAGTGGCCTAGAAGTATTGTTGTTCACCACACTGTTGCGCATTACTAGTATGCCAGTGCGCTCGATTTTCGTAACAAGATCAGTGAAGTACTCTTCAAAATTTCCTTTTTTACGAATCTCAGGAATTTCTAATTTTTCCCGAATGTCATTGACTATTACGCCAACTCCATCACTAATTTTGTAACGGCCGGTAACTTCGTTCTCTGTATAGCCCTGCGCAATTAACCAATCGCGATACCAAGCTTGGCGCTCCAGCGCCCATCGAATTGTATCCTTCAATGCTAAGCTATAAGACGGCTCTCGACCATTTACGGTACGCAAATCTGGTAGCGGGAGGTCTTCCGCTGGGGCCTCCGCGAGATAAAGGTATCCAAATGGAATATGCGTCGCTTTTGCATAATTCATAGCCTGATTAAAAGATGGGCGCTTCTGACCCTCCTCCCAAGCAATAATATTATCCTGAGCGGTCCCGAGGCTTTTTGCGACAGAGTCGATGCTTAAGCGAGCACGCGACCTTGCCCAGCGTAGGATCTCTGGGTTGATTAGCGCTTCCATGTGCAGAGCCTTTTCTTAGTCATTTCTGATGGGTAGCCGGTCATGTTTCATGATTGGACACTAATGTCACCCACGGGGTCACGCAAAAAAAATCTATCGCAGCTCACTATATATCAGCCTTACCCCGCGCAATCCTTCCCGCCTTCACCTCATCCGCATAACCCGCCAGCTTGTCCTCGGCATCCGGAAAGCTGCCAATGATCGTGAGCAGCTCCATGGCATCACGCTCAAACCCTGCATCAGACAGCCGCACAGCCATCTTCATCAGGTCCACGCCTGACCACTTGAGTAGGGCGGCAGCTTCTTTCAGGTCGCGGCGCAGCTGCTGGTTGGGTTTAGTGAGGGCCATGGCGTCACACCGGTTGTCCGTTCCACACGTAAAGCACCCGAGCCAGGATATGGGTGTCGTCGACACGGATGTCCTCGGGGTCGTGGTGCTTGTTGTCCGAAATCATCTTGAAGCGATCCTTGCCTTTCTTCTGCAAGCGCTTCACGTACAGCATGTCATCGTGGGAGAACAGGTAGATACCGTCGCCGGTGAACTCCCGGATAGTGATGTCGACGAGCAGGGGGTCGCGATCCTTGATCGTGGGAGCCATCGACTGGCCCCAGCCGGTGATCATCTTGAGGTGGAAGTGCTCTTTGAAGGTGACGCCCAGGTCGCGTAGATGTTTGGGGCTGACTCTGACGTCCTGGAGCATTTCCGGGTATTCGTGCGGGATCTGCCCGCCCCCCATAGCTGCGCGCACGTCGTAGTGGGCAATCCACACCTCGTCACCGACCTGACCGGGGCGGGAGAAGTCGACGGTTATGACGTTGCTCGTTTCGTCCGCCGCCGCGATGATCCTATCGCGAGCGGTGCTGCTGAGCCCCTTTACCTTCGAAAGCATCTGCTTTATCTGGTCCACCGCGCTCGGTGCAGTCTCTTCGCTCGTCGCTCCTCCATGCCCGCCGAAATTTAGAGCTGCCGACTCATCGGCTGAGATGGAATCGAACCAGCCCCTGGGCAACTTTTCGATTGCCTCAATCCGCCGGGCGACATCGTCACCCAGGTTCTTTGCTGTCTTATCAGACAAAACCTGACTCAAGTGCGCAGGCGCCATCCCCCAGCGCTCGGCGCATGCGCCTTTCCGCTGGGTTCCGATGAGGCTGATCAGTTTCTGCTTACGAATCGCATAAATATCCATGCGGGCAAGAATGCCAGCGTTTAGCTCAATGCTAAATGTGCTCAAAGCTAAATATTCCTTGCTACGATATTAGCTATAAGCTAAATTTCTCCTATGTTTAAGGAGAGATCCCATGAATGACCATCTGCGTGACTGGCTCGCCAGCGCTTCAAACGAACGGCGCCAGTCAGTGGCTGCCGCTGCTAAGACGACGGTAGGCCACCTCTGGCAGTTGGCAGGCGGTCACCGAAAGGCCTCGGCTGATCTGGCGGAACGCCTTCAAGACGCATCTGGCGGCGAGATCACTATCGCAGGTCTCCGGCCTGATCTTCTCGACCTTGCGCATAAAGTCCTGCGCGGCGCCGCCTGACATCCCTGTCCGCCGTTCCATTGAGCAAATGATCGCTTCTGCACCGGCAGGGCGCCACGGAAACAAATTTGAGGTTTTACGAATGGAAGACTTTTTGGATGCATGCCAGGCAGCAGTGAAGGGCAACGAGCCCAAGTCCCTGGCTGCAAAGATGGGTGTTCCACACGTTGGCCTGCTTCAGCGTGCAAACCCAGACAACGAGGCTCACCACCTGACCGTGGAGCATCTTTTCGGGATCTTACTGCACACCGGCGACATGCGTCCGCTTGAAGCCTTGGCAAATGAGTTCGGCTTTGAGCTGGTGGCGAAGGCCGCGCCCAAGCCGCAAGGGCTCACAAAGTCGCTGATCAATGTCGCGAAGGAAGTGGCCGACCTGACCATCGCCGTGCATGAGGCGCTGGACGACAACCACGTCAGCACCTTCGAAAAGAACCTTATCCGCCAAGAGATCAACCACGTTCGCCAGAGCCTTGACGTGATGGATGCATCGGTAAAGGCCGCCTGAATTTCAGGCGCAAAAAAGCCGACGGTCAAGGTCGGCTAATTCGATAACACTTTGTGAGGCCGATTATATGCAAACCCCGCCACATATCAATAGCTCTGCCAATCTCGCGCCACGTTTTTCGCAATCTGAAAACGTGGCGCGCAATTCCTCAGTAATTCCGTTTGACTTCGACGGCGCTGCGATCCGGGTCATCACCGACAAGCTCGGCGATCCATGGTTTATCGCCCGCGATGTCGCTGACGCACTGGGTTACTCGAAGCCAGAGAACGCCGTGTCCCGTCACTGCAAGGCCGCGACCACTACCCCGAAACAGGGTGGTGGTTTCATGACCATTATTCCTGAGCGCGACCTGTACCGGCTGGTGATGAAGTCCAAGCTGCCGGCCGCCGAGAAGTTCGAAGAGTGGGTGGTGGGCCAGGTTCTGCCGAGCATTCGCAAGACCGGCACCTTTTCCGTCCAGGGCCCGAACAACTCCAAGATCGTCGGCGAGCTTGCCATTTTGGAATGCTTCGACCGCCTGTTAAAGCCTGCCAACTCCAGCAAGATGCTGATGCTGGCCAAGATCGCCGCCAACAACGGCCTGGACGCCAAGTTCCTTCCAGGCTATGCGGTGGACGCTGCGCCTGACGCCGCTGGCGGCTCTTCGATGCCTACCAAGGCAATCACCGCCCTGATCAAAGATCACGCCATCGCCAGCACCGCCCGCGCTTTCAACCTTGAACTCAAGGCTCACGGCTTCCTGACGCTGCTCCAGCGCAAAAACTCCAAGCAGGAAATGGTCGATTTCTGGTCCGTGACCGAGAAAGGCCTGGCCTACGGCAAGAACCTCACCAGCCCTCAATGCCCCCGCGAGACGCAGCCTCACTGGTACGTGGATCGCTTCCTTGAATTGGCCGGCCTTGTCGGCAAAGGAGCCAAGTAATGGCCGGAGATTGGATAAAAATGCGAATAGACCTTCAGACGCATCCGAAAGTGTTCCGAATGGTGTCCGCATTGAAAGCGGACAGGTTGCGGATCATCGGCGGACTGCATATCGCTTGGAGCATCTTCGACACCCATTGTGATGATGGCGTGCTGGTGGGCTACACCGTCGACGCGATGGATGCAGTGGTGGGCTGGCCAGGCTTTACCCAGGCCATGATTGACGTGGAATGGGCGGGCATCCAAGACGACGGAAGCCTCGTAATGCCTCGCTTTGAAGAGCATAACGGGGCCAGCGCCAAGCGCCGCGCCAATGATAACGAGCGCAAGCGCAACGACAGAAAGGCGAAGAATGTCCGCAATGTGTCCGCTAGTGATGCGGACAGTTTGCGGACCAGAGAAGAGAAGAGAAGAGAAGATAAAGAACAAAAGCCTTATGGCGATGATGAGGTCGATCACGCTGAGTTGTTCGCGCAGTTCTGGGCCCTGTATCCACGCAAGGTGGGCAAGGAGGCTGCACGCAAGGCGTGGGACAAGCTCAAGCTGACCAACGAGCTTTTCGATTCTTTGGTTCAGGCTTTGGGGGCGCAGTGCCTCACGACAGACTGGCTCAAGGACGAAGGCCGGTTCATCCCGCACCCATCGACGTGGATCAACGGCAAGCGCTGGGAAGACGAAGTACCGGATCCGTCGCCGGCCGGTAGCAACGTCCACCAGTTCACGCCGCGCCCTCAGTCTGGCGAACCAGACTTCAACAGCAACGCGTGGGCTGACGGCCTTGTGGCTCGCCCATGAAGCCAGTCAACCAACTGATGGCGACCATGGGCAACCTGCCCGCTGAAAGCCATGTCCAGCCGATCGACATCACGCCGCAGACGGTCGAGGTGGTTAACGACTTGTTCCGCCGGCTGCGTGGGATCTTCCCTGCATGGCGCCAGGCGTGGCCGTCCACCGAAGCACTGGACGCTGCAAAGGCCGAGTGGATCAAGGAGTTCGCCGAGGCGGGCATCCGCACCCTGGAGCAGATCGAGTTCGGCATCCAGAAGTGCCGCAAGCTCAAGAAACCTTTCGCGCCGAGCGTTGGTGAGTTCATCGCCATGTGCGTGCCTGGCCCGGAAGACTTCGGCATGCCAGCCGCTGCTGACGCCTGGATCGAAGCGCTGATGGCTGCGTACAGCCATGAAGCGGTGAAGCTGGCCGCCGAGGCTACCGGGCTTTTCGATCTGCGCGTCGCCAAGCAGGAAGACAAGGGACTTCGCGCCAGGTTTGACCGCAACTACGAAATCATCCTTCGCCGCGCTCAGGCCGGGCAACCACTCGACGGCAAGATCCTCACCGGGATAGGCCACGACAGCCAGAAGACCGAATTCGAACTGGCCAACGAACTGGCCGACCAGCAGACCCAGGCGCGAATCCTTCAGCAGGGCATCCCGACTGACGGCAAATCAGCGCGTGCGCTGCTGCTGGCCAGGTTCGGCAAGAAGACCATGGAGCAACGGACATGAGCAACCACACCAAAGAGCAATGGCTCGTAGACCGGCAGGACTACTGCGTCTGCGTAATGCGAGATGGGGATCCGCTTGAGATCGCCACCATCGGTGCCATGGACCACAACGGCATCAAGTTCGTGATCGGAGACGAAAGCTGGGCGAATGCTTACCTCATGCGCACCGCTCCAGAACTGCTGAAGACCCTCGAAGCCATGATGGCCAAGGCCTACAAGCAGAATTGGGATGATCAGTACCCAGAGTTGCTGGAGCAGGCCGAGAAGGTCATTGCGCTGGCGAAGGCCGGTTCTGCGCCGGGTGATGGCGGAGAGTCACTGGAGCAAGAGCTATGACCTACGTCCGAGAACAAACATCCGCCGAGCTTGCCGAACACATACGCAGCTTGAAAAAAATGGCTGGCTGGTTCGATCCGCTTTCCGACCGACTCTGGCAAGAGGTTGAAGCACTCCAGGCCGAAGTCTCCGTCCTCAAGGCCGGATACGAAGCCTACGAGCGGGTGAATGCTGAGCAGAAGGCTGAGATCGGGTCGCTGCGCAAGGGCGCAGCCCGTTACGAATGGCTCCGTCTGGCGCGCAGCGGCTATATCGAAGTCGTGGAGTGGATTGGTCCACACGCGACCGGGATGACCGGTGAAGACCTGGACGCGTTGCTCGACGCCGCCATGGGCAAGGGAGAGCAGTTATGAACCCGCTCATCACTCACCAAATGCAACCGTGCCCGTACAGCTGCGTGTCGACCTGCCTGGCAATGATCGTTGGGCGCCCTGCACCGGAAGTCATCGAAGAGATGCACAAGCCCTATCGCGACGGGGGTCTGACCTTGCGGCAGATGCTGGAGCGCCTCGGCGTTGAATACACTGCCTTCTTTAGCCTGGACTGCCCACCGCTTGCTGATGAGGGTGTTTATCTGTGCACGTCACCTTCACTAAACATCGAAGGCGGCAACCACCAGATCTTGATCGAGGTCACCGACGAGAACTACTCCGTCCTTGACCCGGTTCAAGGGCGTAAGGATCGCAAGTACTACGTGGCTCGCGGCAAGGGCGATGGCATTCAGCTGGCGATCGACCTTGGCGGCTTCGTCGTCGACGCCTTTATCTCGCGTGAACATCTTTTGGCCCGGCGCGCCGGCGAACCTTTGACGGAGGTTGCAGCATGACCAAGCCTGCCAAGCCTCGCCCAATGCCCGTGTACCTGGTGCTGCGCCGCCTGGTAGACCCAGCCACCGGCAAGGAGGTTGCCGCGTTCGTGCCGTCCTCCGACGCTGACCGGTCGATCCTCCGCGAGCGGGATTTCCGCATCAACACCAAGATCCGCGCCGACCTCAAGCAGCCGCGCAACCCACGGTTCAATGGATTGGTCCACGGCCTGGGCCGGGTGCTGAGCCAGAACATCGATCGGTTCTCTGACAAGCAGTCCCATGACGCGATCAAGGCCCTGCAACTGGAGTCGGGCGTGTACTGCAATGAGGAGCTGTTCGACATCCCTGGCCTGGGCCAGCTCACCCGCAAGACACCCCGCAGTCTTTCCTACGACTCGATGGGCGAAGAGGTCTTCCAAGACTTCTGGCGCCAGTGCTGCGCGTACCTGGTGCTGCATGACTGGCCGACGCTCACCGAAGAGCGCTTGACCGAGATGGCAGAGTTTGAAGCATTCAAGGAGGCTGCATGAGCCATAACTTCAAGCCGGGCGAACTCGCGCTGGTGATCTCTGGTGGCTACATGGGCGAGACAGCGGAATTGATGCACTTCGTTCTGCCAAACGAGGTAGTGGTTTCGCCGACGTCAGGTAAGAAATACCAGTTCAGGCCATCGGCGGGAATCGGTGGTTGGATGTGCCGTTTCCGCGATGAATGGGCAATCAAGCATGAGAAGAACCTGATGCCCCTTCGCGGCGACTTCGCCCCCGAGCAGCAGAAAGCCAAGGAGGTCGAGCCGTGCCTTTGACCACTCCACTCAACTGCGAATGCCACCGCTGTATCGCTGAGAACAAGCTGGGCCAGCAGGTCGGCTTCATGTGGTTGCCGCTCTCATCCACGAAAATGATTCTGTGCCCTGTGTGCGGATGCAAGCGCTGCCCGAGAGCAAGTGATCATGACTTGGCTTGCACCAACAGCAATGCGCCAGGTCAGGCTGGGAGCGTGTACCAATGAGCATCGAACGAAAGCCGGCCAGGCCGAAGAAATGCCGAGTCGCTACGTGCAGGGCCTTATTCGTGCCTTCGCGCATGGGGCAGGCGGTATGCAGCCCGGCCTGCGCAATGATCGACGCGCCACGGCATGAGCCGAAGGCTCGCAAGGCCTTGGCCGATATCGAGCGCGCCGAGATCAAGGTCCGCAAGGAGAAGCTGAAGAGCAGGGCGGACCACCTGCGCGAAGCTCAGGGCGCCGTGAACGAGTACGTGCGCCTCCGTGACGCACACCTGCCGTGCATCAGCTGCGACTCCACGCCGAACGACAGCGACCTGATGACGGGCAGCCGCTGGGACGCTGGGCACTATCGTTCCGTCGGCGCATGCCCAGAGCTACGTTTCGAGCCGCTGAACATCCACCGGCAGTGTGTGAAGTGCAACCGCAACCTTTCCGGCAACGCCGTGGAGTACCGCATTCGCCTTGTGCTGCGCATCGGCGCCGAGAAGGTCGCCTGGCTGGAGGGCATGCACGCGCCGTGCAAGTACACCGCGGAAGAGATCAAGGCCATCAAGGCCAAATACCGGGCAAAGACCAGAGAACTCAAGAGGGCTGCAGCATGATCTATCTAGGCGTATTGAACGCAGTTGTTTCGGCTCTCGCCGCCGAAGCCATCGACAACACCAGCAAGCAGGCATGGCAGAAGCTGTACAACTCTGCCGACGAGGAAGAAGGTGGAGATCTGGCGACTCTGGTACGCTCCCGTGGCGCTGACACAATCGACCGCACCCAGGTTGATTGCTGGGTATCAGCTCGCCTGCATAGTGCGCTCGAGCCAAAGCACTGGGACGCGCTTGTGGCCAAGTACAGCACGCATCGCGGCCGCAAGGTTCAATCCATATCGGCACTACAGGCCCTGATTAGCACCCCTGCGCCGAAGCTGTTCCTGTTCAAGGCGACCACGGCCTGGGCGGTGCCGCAACTGAAGGGCGCGCGGCCCAAGGTCGCCACGTCGATATCGGTCGATATTCCCCTGGATACGCCCGACTGGCGCCGCGAGGCGGTAGTGAAGGCAGCGCTGGCCGCCGGAAAGTCGAAGGCTCGCAAGGATGAGTCGCGATCTGCGGACATGATCGTGCTGAAGGACAGCTTTTACGACATGAACACCTGGGACAACGACGCTACGCCCGAGTCTACCCGGCGCCGGTGGCGCCAGGACATTGGCAAGGCTGCTGATGACCTGGTGAACGAAGCCCTGGCGCACGCTGCTGAGATTCTTGAGGGGGAAGGATTGCTGATTGAGCGCGCCGCGTGATTGCCAGTTGACATCAGTGAGCGGATGAGCGAAATTAAACCCATGCTGTCGACTCTGCGCTCAAATAGATCGCCTTCGCAGCATGGTTAGTGTTTTTTGGATAACGCGAGCTAGCGTTATGGACCAGGGGACGAGCAATTTATCCGCTGCAGCAGGAAAGTTACTCCTAGCATTCCTTTTAACCGTTGGCTTGTACTTCTCAGCAACCTTAATAGCAATGCCGATTACGGCGGTACTGACCGTAACCACAGGAGGAATTATGATGATGAAAAGTCTAATCTCGTCTAGTTTGTTTGTTTTATCTGGGCTAGGGGTTAACTGCTGTTCTTCACTCCTGTTATCCAAAAAGCTCTAACTTAAGGAACCCGGCCATCGAGCCGGGTTTTTTATTGCCCAAGCGCAGGCGATAGACCGGAAAGACCCTCCTGCCCATTCGATACAGAGGATCTCCCGATGTCGCATATCACTCGCTGCAAAATGACTCTCCGCTCTAAGGGGCCCGTTCAGAGCTCGACGGAATCATTGACCCGCCTGCACTTCGGTGCAGTGTGGTCAGCCAATCCAGTGGAAGAAGACGCGATCTACGGCAAGTACACGCCTTATGGTGAATACACCGTTAACGTGGCCGCCGACCGCGCCGAGCGTTTTGAAGAAGGGAAGGACTACTACTTCGATATCTCGCCCGCTTTGTGAGTCTGCTGGGAAATTTCTCGGTTGAGTTCGGCACGAATATCCCGAACTCGGCCGTCAGCGAGAAGTTTTCCCCGGAGGTTCAAAACGTGACCATTTACATGTGATCTGTGCGTGCTGTAGTCGGATATCACTGCGTGTGGGATTGATACAGCCTCTAACACCTCATAGGACTCGCTGAAAATAACTGCGATCAGTTCGTCGAAATCGCCTTTATCCAAATTGCGTATTACGCCTAGCTGTCTGGATTTGTTAGTAGGGGTGGCACGCCGCGCCTTTATCTGAAATTTTTTGCCGTCATCAGACACTGCATCATGGCCAGCAGATGAGTTGTTGGCGAGCATCAATCCGAGGGCTGAAGCAACCAGCCACTCAGCATAGTCGCCGACTGGATTGTTCATTGTTCTCAGGACTCCACGAGTTCTGAGCTCAGCTATTACTTCAGACTGAAGCCTTAGCAAATCTTTGGTTTGGAGGTTGGCGAGATCCATCGTGCGAGAGTCCTGTAATGCAGAGCAAATGGCGACGGTTGCATTGAATAGCGCTCTGTATCGCCACCTTACACCTACCAGCCTCGGTAGCGCCTGTGCGCCGACACCGGGATAGTGGGAAAACCCGCACACCTATTCAGGGCCTCGACATGATCGGGGCCTTTTCGTTTTCGGCCCCGCCACACCCTTCGCTCTAAGCAGGGAGTGCCGCCGGGGCTGACCTATTTCAAACATGCCCCACGGAGTCGAGCGCATGGATCTATTGCATCGCTTGCTCGACAGAATCGAGTGGGTCATCGCGGGCCTCATTGGGGCCATCGTCGCCAGTTGGTGGCACAAGGAAGACCTGACCGACTGGCGCGCCTGGGGCAAGTTTCTTTTCACCGGCATTGTCTGCGCCCTTTACCTGACCGGTATGGTGAGCGCCTACCTGAATGTCACCGAGCCGAGCATCGTGGCCGGGATTGGTTTTCTCCTGGGCACCTTCGGCGGTTCGCTTCTGCTGGCAATCAACCGAGCCATCAAAGCCGCCGACCTTTGGGCGCTCATTCGCCAGCGATTCGGGGGAGGCAATCCACCATGAATCTTGAACTGATCAACTCCATCGCCTGCGGCCTTATCGCGCTGTGGGCAGCCTGGTGCGTATTGAGCGGGAAGGTGAGGGACGGCATCCTTGGGAAGCTGATCTACTCGACGATCGCCATCAGCGGTTTCGTCGTCATGGCTCGCAGCCAGAACATCTTCTTCGGCCCGACCAGTGCAGGGCTGACGCTGCATGTGTCTCTGGCCCTGGCTGGCGCCCGACACATCTTCATGGTCACGTACTGGCAGCGGGTGAAGGTCTGGCTGTGCCGGACGTTGAACTGCGAGCACTGCCTGCACTGTGACAAGGCTCCAGGTGGTGTCGAGCGCCGGGGTAAGTAATCCGCGCCACGTTTTCGAATGCGCCAAATCGTGTTGAAAGATGGCTGAAGTCAGTGGCTTTTTCTCTCTATACTTTTGAAAAGTGACTTGAGATTGGAAGGGTCTAGGCAGTCAGGTGCTATTGTCTGCGACTGCTTGAAATAAGCCTGAACTTTCGGGTTCGCGAAATCGCCCATAAGGGCCAACAGGTAATACCCGTCGGCGCGATACTGTTCCAAGCTCAGAGAAACTGGTTCGAAGAAGTCCCTCATAGTGGTCAACGGTAGTTGACGGTTGGCTTCCGTTTTCAGTGAATCTTTGAAGCAGTACGAGCGTATTGCAGGCAATGGATAATGGTCAGAGTACAGATCTGGTCGCTCTAGAGCATTGGCTAGCTGGCTATACTTGCGAAGAAACTCGGGGTCATCGAACTTGAATCGCTGGAACGCCTCGTCACAGTCGCGCAACAGCATTATCGCTCCGGCAACCAAGCCTTGATCCGCAGCGCTCTGGTAAAGCGCGCAGGCTTCTACATGCATAGCCTTATAGCCATTTAGAAAGGTTGCCGCTTTACTCTCTTGCATATTCGCCAACATGAAAGTCGCTACACCGTGCCCTCCGGCGCTAGCTTTACGCAGCTCGTCCTCATAGGTCTCAAGTCCTTTCGTGGCCTCCTGTATGGATTGGCTCAGTGTGAGCTTGTCAGTTTTGCCCTGCTGTTCTTTTTCAACCAGCTGATTAGCCCGTTGCTGTATTTCATCAGCTAAAAGCATTGCGTGTTCAAAGACAGCTTCGGATTCGGGGGATGGTGCAGCCTGCACCTCAGCACACAGAGCGATGCTGGAAAGTAGGACTAAAAGACGAAGTTTCAAAGGCGTTTCTTCCGTGATTGCAATTGTTCGAGTCTCCATTACTGTAATGGATTCAATCAGGGTGGGGTAGTTCACGTGCTTGACCGTCACTCCAGTATGAGTCGGAGTTAGGTGAGCTTTCCGATTGGTGCAGAGTTTCATTACAGAGGGGCAGACATGAACAACGTTACCCGCCTGCGGCACGTGCTGCCAATGAGCCCAGACATCAACGTTACGGTAGTCGCTCTCGACAAGGCTATTGCCGATGCTGTGGGCGCTGCCAAGGCTGCAGGGCTGCCTCAGGGTCTGATCGTTGGCTTGCTGCAGGGGCACGCACATGCACAGGCACACCAAATGGTGACGCAATGACCGCAACCATCCATGACGTCGCCGACCAGCGCCACCATCCCGTTGGGATCATCGGAGCATAGTTAATTGGTGCAGCATCTTAGATGCGTTGATTGGTGCTATCGTTACGCCACCTCTTCTCTCGGGTGACCAGCCATGGCTACTGGCGTGCTGATAAGAAATTGCGTTGATGTGAGGCTCGACAACATCTCCATGGATGGTATGGATACCGCTTTTGAGATTTATGACTCTGAAGATATCAAGCTAACCAAATGTCATACCGACTCGTCGAAATTGGTTAGTGGTGAGAGGCTGAAGCGTTTTGAGGTTGCGGGCTCTTCTGCGTTCGCGATGCGGCCAGACCCTTCGGTGCCGCCCAAACGCAATTTCTTTCGGTTCTTTGCCGAGAACCTTTTGACTTCACTTCTTGCCTTGGTCGTAGCCTTGATTGCCGGATATCTCTTATGGAGGTTTGGCTGGACCGGATAATAAATTACTGACAACGAGGAGGATTAATGCATAGACCACTTCCTCCTTCGTTCCTGCTTGAGCTGTCCGACCTGTCCGACTTCGGCATCCGCCTAACCCCGGCCCCTGAAGTGCGGGATTGGCTCCAAGCCGAGATCCTTGCCGACACTGGCAGCATTCACAACGAAGACCATGCCCACCTACTGGATGCAGACATCCAGGTCATGTGGGCGTCTTCGAGCTCTGAGCTACAGGGGCAGACTGTCTTGGGCTAGGGCGAGCCGCTGGCGCACAGTGATCTAACTCAACCCTTAGAAACGATTACGGGGGTGGTTAGGGGCTGCCAATGAGGGGTCTTGGATGGCATGCGGAAAAATCGTAGAGAGAATTCGCTAATGCGATGCTTCCCCAACAATTAGGATGACTCTTAGCCACGCGTTCGTACGTCAAAAATGGTATGACGGAATTCCCCATCTCGCAGAAGTGTGCAACGCGATGTCGGCCATCTTCAAATCTTAGAGAGCCGTCCGGTCTCATCTCGAGCCGTGGTAGCTCGAGTCGCCAGCCGGGATTTGCTTGAGCTCGTCTCAACAGCAGCTGGCTCGTCGGCCAGAGGTCCCCTTCCTTTCTGATTTGGGAATCAAGTACCCGCTTGGCCATGGCCAAGCTCATGACCATAACTACTTCCGTGTCTCCCTCGATGTGGCCTGGTAGAACAGAGCTTAGAGAGTTTGGATAGATTCCGCTTTCTCCGTCGGTGCAGTTGAGTTTGCTCATAAATTTCTCTCCATGATTGCGTTGGAGGTCACCATTACAGTTACTTACTCTCTGTTTCAAGGCCTTATTAAGCGAGGCAAAATCGTCTCAAGGAATCCCTATGGCGCTGACAGCAAAACAGCAGCGCTTTGTCGATGAGTACCTGATAGATCTGAATGCCACACAAGCCGCTACCCGCGCGGGTTACAGCAAGAAGACGGCGAACGAACAAGGTTCCCGCCTGTTAGCAAATGTTAGTGTCAGCGCGGCCATCCACCAGAGAATGAATGAACGCTCTGGAAGGGTAGAGATCACGCAGGATATGGTCCTCCGCGAGCTTGCAAAGATCGGCTTTAGCGACATTCGCAAGGTGGTTCGATGGGGTGAGACGCAGGTCCGCATGGTTGACGGCGATGAAGGTGAGGCTGAAGACATGGTTCCGTACCACGGTCTGGCTCTCATCGACTCTACCAGTGTGGATGACGCAACCGCCGCTGCAATTGCTGAGGTATCCCAGGGGCGCGACGGGCTGAAAGTTAAGCTGCACGACAAGAAGGGCGCTCTGGTCGATATAGGCCGGCACCTCGGTATGTTCACTACGCCAGGCCATGCCGAACTCGACGCTGAACTGAAGCGCCTCGAGGTCGAGAAGCGCCGCGCTGAGCTCAAGCTGATAGAGAAGGGCGGCGGCAACTCCAACGCCCAACTGCTGGCTGATCTGATCGCGAGGCTGCCGTCATGATCGCGAATACCGGCAATCTGATGCTGGATCGACAGCTGTCGCGTTGGTACCCGCTCAAGGATCACCCTGTACAGCTCGCCTTGGTTGCGGCTGTGTCGGAAGGCATTCGCTTCCCGCTGGTGCCTGCTGGTCGCCGGAGTGGCAAGACTGAGCGGTTCAAGCGCTTCCTCGTTAAGCAGGCCTCGGCCTACAACGGGATGTACTTCGCTGCGGCACCAACGCACGCCCAGGCTAAGAAGATCTTCTGGGATGACCTAAAGGCCTTCACGCTGAGTTGCATGCACAGCCGTCGGCCTTCTGAGTCTGACCTGATCATCTACCTGGACAACGGTAGCGAGATTCACGTCATCGGCCTGGACAAGCCGCAGCGGATTGAGGGTATTCCGTGGACTGGCGGCGGCATCGACGAGTTCGCCGACATCAAGCCGGATGCCTGGGAGGCAAACATTCTCCCGGCGCTGAATACCGTCAATCCCACCATGCCGGATTACCGGGCCTGGTGCTGGTTGCTGGGCGTGCCGGACGGCCTGAATCACTACTACGACCTGTGCATGCAGGCCGAGTCAGGCAACGACCCGAACTTTCGGGTGTTCCATTGGAAATCGGCCGAAATCCTGCCGGCCGACGTTATGGACGCGATGAAGCGAGCCATGTCTGCCAAGCAGTTCAAACAGGAATTCGAAGCATCGTTCGAAACGGCGTCTGGCCGGATCTACGAGGACTACAGCAAGGCGAACACCACGAATGCAGCCATTGAGCCGCATGAGCAACTGATGTGGATGCACGATCAGAACTTCACGCCTCTGTCATCTGCGATCGGTGTCCGGCGCAACGATGGCAAAGACCTCTATCTGCTGGATGAGATCGTGCTGATCAGCGCGGTATCGAAGCAGTCAGCTGCTGAGTTCGTGGACAAATTCAAGGATCACAAGAACAAGCACGTCCTGATCTACGGCGACCCGGCGGGCAAGGCTGGTGAGAAACACGGTCATGCGTCCGACTACACCGACATCGAGGGCGTGTTGAAGGCCAATGGCTGGACGTACACCCGTAAGGTCAAGCCTGCTCACCCATCCATCAAGGACCGGCAGAACGCTGTGCGGGCGAAGATCCTGACGTCGTCAGGAGAAACCAGCTTATTCATCAACCCGGCCACTGCTCCCTGGTGCCATAAGGGCTTGAGTACGGTTCAGCTTCAAATGGGCTCGACCTTCCAGGAAGACCAGAAGAACGACTACCAGCACATCACCACAGCGATCGGCTATTGCATCGACGTTGAGTGGCCGTGCATCAAACGCACAGGCGGAACACGCCGAATTGGAGGCTTGGCCTGATGCCAGTGCAATCGACAAACCCCGACTACGACGCGCACATCGCCGAATGGGAAATGATGGACGACGCGCTCGAGGGTGAGTGCGCCGTGAAGCGCAACGAGCGCAACCTTCCAAAGCCGAGCGGTATGGTCGAGGCTGAAAAGCTCGACGGCGCCGGCAACAAGTACCTGTACGAGAACTACACGAACCGGGCTCAGTACGAGCATTGGGTGCGCGACTCGTTGCGTTCGATGATGGGCCTGGTATCAAGGCTGATCCCGGAAATTGAACTGCCCTCTGGGCTAAAGGGGCTGGAGGACAACGCCACCGCTGACGGTTTCGGCCTGAAGCAGTTGTTCTTCCGCATGGTGCGTCAGGCTATCTCGCATGGCCGGGTGCCGCTGGTGGTGAACATCGATGAGAGTGGCGAGCCGTACTTTTCGACGTACGCCACGCGCAACGCGATCAACTGGGACACGGCTGATCAGGGTGGTCGGCAGGACCTGGTTCTCTCGGTGTTCCGCGAATTTCGCAAGAAGGGCGGCGACCGCTACAGCCATGACTGCGACACGGTGTTCCGCGAGTTCTTCATGCAAGGCAATATCTGCTACACGTCGGTGCGGAATGAGGGCGGTGAGCTGGTCGAGGACGAGAAACCGCTGGGCACCACCGGCACTGACAATCGTTTGATCAAAGGCCTGGCGTACCTACCAGTGATCTACTGCGGCTCGACCGACAACTCGCCGGAGGTGGACGAGGTGCCGCTGCTGACGATGGCGCGCGCTGCTTTGAAGTCCTATCAGATCAGCGCTGACTATTTCAGCTCTCTGCATCAGACCAGTCATCCGCAGCCTTGGGTTTCGGGTTTGGATGAGGCGGTAGAGTTGAGCGTAACCGGTCCTTCCGCTGCCTGGGATCTTGGGCCGAACGGTAAGGCTGAATACTTGGAGTTCAAGGGCACCGGCATTGAAGCCAACCGCAAAGCCATGGATGACCAGAAGAACGCCGCGCTTGAGGCTGGAGCCAAGGTCATGGATGTGGCCGGCACCGAGTCGGGTGAGGCGCGTAAAACACGCCAGAACGATCAGCACGCCACGCTGCACAGCATCGTCATCACGGTGGCCGAGGCGGTGGAGCAGGGCCTGCGGTACGCCGCCGAGTGGAAGGGCTACGACCCCAAGCAAGTCAAATTCAAGGTTAACCCTGAGTTCGTGACCCCGGTGGTCGACGCCCAAGTACTTGCCGAACTGCTCAAGGGCGTGATGGCCGGCACGATCAGTGCCGAAACCTACTGGCAGTACCTCACCACCGGCAAACTGCCGGACCGCCCATACGACGAAGAGGCCGATCTGATCAGCGATGAGCGCGAGTCGGCCGGCATCAACCTGGACAACGACGATGCCAACGACAAGCCTGGCGCAGGCCGACAGCCAACTGCTGGAGCAGACGACCCGCCACTCGGTAATGCTGGAGCGGCTTAAGGCCGGCGAGGTCAAGAAGTTCGAGAAGTACCTGCGCCAGATCGACAAGCTGGTGCGGGATCAACTCACCCGCAAGGAACTGACCACCTATAGCCGGGACCGCCTTGAGCAGTTCCTGGCCCGGGTGGACGGCAAGCTGCTGGAGATCTACAAGGCCTACGGCGATCTGGTGCAGGCCGATCTGGTCGACATCGCGCTGTATGAGTCGAGCTTTGAGGCCAAAAGCCTGAGCAATGCACTCTCCTTAGACGCGGTGGTGCCGACAAACACGGTTATCCGTGCAGCGGTGTTCTCCTATCCGCTGCAGGTGAAGGGCATCGATGGCGGAAAGCTGTTGAAGAGCTTCGTCAGCGGCTGGACGCGGACCGAGACGATGCGCGTCACGAACACTATCCGGCTCGGCTTCGGCCAGGGCCAGACCAATGCCCAGATCATCCAGGCGATTCGCGGTACCGCGGCGCAGAACTTCACGGACGGCGTCCTGGCGGTGAGCAACCGCAATGCTGCCGCCGTGGTGCAGACGGCAATCCAGCACGTAGCCACCACGGCACGAATGGAGACGCTAAAGGCCAACAGCGACGTGGTGCTGGGCTATCGCTGGGTGTCGACGCTCGACCGCAAGACCTCGCAGCAGTGCAAGGGCTTGGACGGGATGCGCTTCGACCTGGGCAAAGGTCCGCTGCCACCAGCGCACATCAACTGCCGGTCAACTACGGTGCCGACCACCAGGCTTTCGGAGATGTTCGCGAAGGACGCCACGCGCTCCTCGGTGGGCGATAATGGCGGGGCCCAAGTCGACGCAGGCCTGAATTATTACGAGTGGCTGGCAACGCAACCGGCGAGCTTCCAGGATCATGCTCTAGGGCCGGTCCGGGGTAAGTTGTTCCGCGACGGTGGGTTGACGCCGGAGAAGTTCGCCAAGCTGCAACTTGATAAATCGTTCAAGCCGTTGAGCCTGGCACAACTGAGGGCGGCCGAGCCAGACATGTTCATACGCGCGAATCTTTAGGTGTCAGCCTAAGATGCTACCTGGCCAATCACGCGATACGTTATTGAGCATGGGAGGTTCTTTCCCGATAAAAATTCGTAGGGATCCGACTTTGTAATCTCCGGGAATGTCAGAGCGCATCAGTACGTGCGGGTCTTCTCCTTCTTGGAACTCATAAGTAGCAATTCCAACCTCGCACCGTGCCTCATTCAGAATGAGCGGCGAACACTCTTCAGTAAGCTGAACCACTACAGGGGCGCTTGACTGTGTCAAGACGCCTTGGAATCCGATGAGAGTTTTCAGGCCGGATTTGTGGCGTATGCAGAAAAGAAGTGCGCCATCTTCACAGCCTTTTGTGGGGTAAAGTTCGCTTAAGACAAAGCGGTACATTTTTCTTCCTTAATTGAGTATTTTGGCGAGATGCTTATATCTGAACGAGTGCTGGTAGTCGAGCATGGTCAGGGGAGTAGGTTTTCTAATAGCTTCGTGCCGCTCGAGAAGCTGACCTTCTACCGCGACTACTACGGGTTCCGGATACCTGAAGCTGAGGCTGAGCAGGTCGAACTGCTGCTACGCGCTGCGGCCGACATCAACGGTCGCCAGTGGAAAGGGCGCAAGGCCAATCCTGATCAGGCTATGGCCTGGCCTCGGCGTGACTGCAAGATTGAATACCAGACGCTCTCCGAGACGTTCGTGCCCTTTGAGCTTGAGTGGGGCCAGGTGCGGTTGGCGGTTGAGTTATATGCCGCCGAGCAGGGCTTCCAGATCGAAGAGCCGACGCATTGCACTGAGCTGAATGGCCGGCGCACGAGGCTCAACCGCGATACGCCAGGCTTTCGCATGCGGCCGCCGCCATACGCGCCGAGCAGGACACAATTCGCCGATTACCTAGTCATGCGTGGGTTGACTGTCGTTGAGTAGAGTGCGAAGCGATTGGCCGGTAGCGTGCTGGCTGCTATAAGCTCCTGCTATTTAGGGAGCTAGTTAATGAATTGGATGGCAGTGCTGATCGCGGCGCTAATATGCCTCATTTGCGGGATGCTTGGACTTACCGCAGGCATCAATCTTAACTCTACGTCGACTGTTTCCTACGTTTGGGATTGGAATACCGCTGGAAGCTGGGTCTCTGGGGTGGGAGCTCTGCTAGCCGTTCTTGCTAGCCTATGGATGGCTAACCGCGGCGAGAGAATTCAAGCGGAAAGAGAGAAGGAAAATCTGAAGATTGATGTAAGGGTGGGCGGCATGTTTGCGCATCTGCACATCGTTTCTCTCGGACATTACCCGGTAACAGTAAAGACCGTGCTTATTGGTCGTTCGACCAAAAACGCCATCAGCCCCGTCCTTAACGATTCTTCGGGAGATCAAATTATATTTCCCGTTCGTTTGGGCTTTAGGGAGGAAATACATGCCAGTTGGCGGTCAGATCAGGCCAAACAATTAGTAACGATCGTAAATTGGTTGCAGCCCTTCACCCTAAATGAATTGACGATCGAAGTAATCACATCGATGGATGTGTACGTTATGCCCGTGGATGCCAACTTCATTGCCTGGCTACAGGATGCAGCCAACAGGCATGATATTAATCTTCTAAGCCCGCATTGACTTTATCGATGCAAATTCCAAACCTCGGCCATGCCGGGGTTTTTTTATGCCTGCAAAGCGGGCCGACCAAACCCAAGGGGTGCACCAAGTGGCAGACGAAAACCAGATTGATCTTGAAGACCCGGCAGTTCAGACCGCCATTGCTGCAGCTGTCGAGGCTGCGACTCTGGGCCTCAAGAACAAAAATACCGAGCTGCTTGGCTCGCTCCGGACCACCAAAACCGAGCTGGACGGCTTCAAGTCCCAGTTTGAGGGCCTGGACATCGCCGCCGTGAAAGGGCTGCTGACCAAGGTTGGCCAAGATGAAGAGACCAAGCTGATTGCGGAGGGCAAGCTGGACGAGGTGATCACCCGCCGTACCGAGCGCCTGCGCACCGACTACGACACCAAGCTGGCCGCCGAGAAGGCGCGAGCCGACAAGGCCGAGCAATTCGCAGCCAAGTACAGCGACAAGGTGCTGGCCGATTCCATCCGCGCTGCTGCCATCAAGGCCGGCGCGCTGCCTGAGGCTGCCGAGGACATCATCTTGCGCGCCCGGGGCACTTTCAAACTCAGTGAAGATGGTGAGGCAATTGCCACCGACCGTGACGGCGAGGTCGTTTACGGGAAGGACGGGAAAACCCCGCTGTCGCCGCTCGAATGGGCGGAATCGCTGCGTGAAACAGCAACACACCTGTGGCCAAGGGCTCAGGGTGCCGGGCCGACCGGTGATCAAGGTGGCAAGGCCACGAAAAAGTGGGGTGAGTACACGGAAACCGAGCGCGCTGCGATCGCCCGTGACAATCCCGATCTCTTCAAGAAAATCCAGGCCACCAAAGGAACCTAATCCATGCCAACTACCCAATTAACCGACATCTTCGTCGGCGACTACTACGCCTCTCTGGCACCGGTTAACAGCCCGGAAAAGACCGCTGTGTACGAGTCGGGCATCGTGACTCGCTCCCCTGTACTGGATGCAATCGCCTCCGGCAGCCAGGGCACCGCCGAAATCAGCTACTGGCAGGATCTCAACGCTGATGAAGCCCCGAACATCAGCAACGACGACCCGAACGACCAGGGCGAAGTAGGCAAAGTCACTCAGGACAGCATGCGTGCCCGGGTTCTGTACCTCAACAAAGGCTACGGCGTCACCGACCTGACCGCTGAGCTGGCGAACACTGAACCTCAGCAGCAGATCCGCAACCGCTTCGGCACCTACTGGACCCGCCAGTGGCAGCGTTACACCTTGGGCGCAGCTCGCGGCATCATCGCTTCGAACATCGCGAACAACGGTGGTGACATGGTCATCGATGCGGGCGCGACCATCAGTGCGAACGCCTTCCAGGATGCCGCGTTTACCGCCGGCGATGCGGCCGACCAGTTCGGCGCGATCGGCGTGCACTCGGTGGTGATGAACCAGATGGTCAAGCAGGACCTCATCGAGTACCTGCGTGACTCAGACGGCAAGATCATCCTGGCCACCTACCTTGGCAAGCCAGTGTTCATGGACGATGCCCTGGTGTATGGCGCGGGCAAGTACCTGTCCGTGTTCTTCGGCCAGGGCGCTTTCGGCTACGGCGAAGGCACTCCGAAGGTGCCGGTAGAGCTGGAGCGTAAGCCTGGCGGTGGTAACGGCGGTGGTGCCGAAGTGCTGTGGGAGCGGAAGACCTACATCCTCCAGCCCGCCGGCTTCAGCTGGAAGGGGTCCGAGGCTCAGAACCTCAGCCCAACCGCGACTCAATACGCAGCTGCTGCGAACTGGCAGCGCGTGTTCAGCCGCAAGCAGGTCCCATTCGCCGCTGTGATCAGCGGTACCACGACGCCGTAATTCGGCCCACACAGCCCGGCGCCCATATGGCGCCGGGATGCTTTTGAGGTGACTCATGAAAGTGATCTACACGGACAAGCCGGGCAAAGAGCGCGGCGTTTGCTACCGCCTGCTGAGCGAATTCTTCGGTGTCATCGGCTCTGCTACCCAAGTGGTAGTTGAGGGTGACGCCCCTGAAATCTTCGACGCCTACCAATCGGCCGGCATCAAGGTGTCAGACGGCAAGGAGCCAGAGAGCAAAGAAACCGACCCTCTGAAAATGAAGGTCCCCGAACTGAAAGAATGGCTGACCGAAAAGGGCATTGCCTTCGACCCGTCCGCCAAGAAAGAAGACCTGCAGGCCCTGGTGCCAGCGGAATAAGGACAAGCATATGACCGACTTCATCACCGTTGCCGATGTTGACGCCCAGCTCGGTCCTGACTGGGCCGGCACCGGTGATCCGGTCCTTGCTGTGGTCATGGCCAACGCCTGGCTCACAGCCAAGATTAAGCGCGCTGTTCCCGATCCGGTTCCGACCGAGATCAAAACAGCTGGCGCCCAGGTCGCCAAAGAGGCGGCCGCGGGCAAGCTGTACACGTCCACGCAGAAGGAAGTGCAGAGTAAGACGGTCTCGGCTCAGTCCGGCACATCGGTGAGCAAGACCTACGTGGCAGGCTCTGCCGATCAGTCGGCCGGTGTGAACTTCGCCCTGGCGCTGCTGGCCCCGTGGATCACGCGCTCCGGCGTGATGATGCTGAAGAGGGTCTGACCGTGGGCATGCGTGAAGAGATCCAGTCAGAACTGGCCGAAGCGTTCGACGATCCCGATGGCCTGGCCGACGCAGTCAAACCGCTCACAGGCGTGCGCAAGGTGGCGGGTGAGTATGACCCCGACCTAGGTGGCGAAACGCCTGAGACCACCGTGACGTACTCGGGCCGCGGCGTTCTTGGCAGCTACTTGTCCAAAGAAATCGACGGCTCCCTCATCCAGACCCGCGACAAGAAGCTGCTGGTGCTGCAAAACGAGCTGTTCGTGTTGGAGGCCGGCGTTCCGACGGCGGTACCGGCTGCCCCGGCCATTGGCGATATCGTCAACGGGCTGCGGGTGATGAGCGTGTCTGCGGACCCTGCTGATGCAACGTGGACGGCGCAACTGAGGAAATGACATGGCGACCCAATCCGGCAGCTTCGCCCTGAGCCTGGCCGAGTTCGCCGCCCAGGCCAGTGAAGCAATCGACGCGAGCCTGCGTGAAATCATCATCGAGATTGGCAGCAGCCTCATCCGTATGTCGCCGGTGGGCAACCCTGATATATGGGCTGCGAACGTCGCACACCGCGAATCCAATGCCCGCGCTGCCGATGACTACGACTTCAACGTCGCCGTCCGCAACACGCTCATCAACCTGACCGAATCGAACTTCACGAAGGCGGGCAGTCTCAAGCGCGGCGTCAAATACGCCAAGCCGCTGACAAAGACTGAGCGCGACCAGAATTTCAACGTGAATGGCCTGGTGGCCGGTCAGGACTATGTCGGCGGCCGCTTCCGGGCGAACTGGAATTTCTCTATTGGCTCTGTCGACAACAGCTTCCGCATTCACCCGGACCCGACAGGGGCAGAGGCGACTGCGCGGCTTGTGGCGGGCGCCATTGAGTTCAAGGCCGGCGAAACGGCTTTCATCGTAAACAACTTGCCCTACGCGATTCCGCTGGAGTTCGGCCATTCAACCCAGGCCCCCGGCGGTATGGTGAGGGTTACCGTGGCTCGCTTTCAGCAGATCGTGGTTGAGGCCATCAGGAACAACAAGGTATGAGTCACGCACGAGCCCGTCAGGCCATCGAAACGAAGCTGGCTGCATGGGCGGCTGCGCGCCCGATACGAGTGGCCTACCCAAACCAGCCTTTTACACCAAGCGCTTCTGAAACGTATCTGCGAGCCTTCCAACTGCCGGCCAGCACAACCTGCCGCTATCTCGGCGGGGAGGCTTACGAATACGCCGGTGTTTATCAGGTCAGCATCGTCTGCCCCTCTGCGCAGGCCATGGTCACCGCCGAAGCGCTTATTGACGAACTGACCCGGCTGTTTCGCGTCGACACGCCACTGGCCCGCAATGGTTTCGAGGGCTTGGTCACCGAGCCAGTAGATCAAGGTCCAACTATTACCGAGTCGGCGACCTACACGGTCCCGGCCAGCTTCACCTATCTGGGTGTCGCAGACCAACCGCCCGCTGGGGCATAACCTACCGCCGTCAGGCGGGCACTCAAGAGGAAATACACCATGGCTGCACGCTTCCCGCTGCCGAACGGCGCTGTGCTGGAGATCGCCAGCGTTTTGGGATCTGCTGTCCCATTCACCGCCTTGACCAATGCCAAACCTCCAGTCGCTGCATCTGTTGGACACAGCATTGAAATGGGCGACATCTTGCTGGTCAACTCTGGCTGGGCGCTCATCAATGACCGCGCTGTAAAAGCATCCGGGATTACTGCCGATGCCTTTTCCTTGGCTGGCCTCAATACCACCAACACCGACAAGTACACCGTCGGCGCAGGTGCCGGCTCAGTGATTCCTGTATCCGGCTGGACGCAGATCTCGAAGGTCACGTCCTTCACATCTTCCGGCGGCGAGCAGCAGTATCAAACTGTCGGCTACCTGGAGGATGATGACGACAAGCAGTTCCCCACCAACCGCAACCCGACCACGATCACTATCGTGGTGGAGGATCAACCCACGGCGCAGTACGTCGAAACCGTCGAAGGGTACGACGACACCAAGGAGCTGGCGGTGGTCCGCATGAAGCTGCGTAACGGCGATCAGATCCTCTATCCGGGCTATGTGAGCATCACACCCGACCCGACCATGGAGCGCAACAACGTCATGACGCGCACCATCAGTATCGGGCTTTCGGCTCGTTCGCTTCGCTACCTGGCTGGCGCATAAGGACTTCTCATGGCAAAGATCAGGATCGCCCAGAACCCAACATTCAAGGCATTCGTGTTGATCCCGGTAGTTGGGGAGGAGCCCGAGAAAATCGAGTTCACCTTCAAATATCGGGATCGCCCGGGACTTGCAGCCATGTTCGATGATTGGAGCGCAAAGGGAAAGGAGATGCGCGCCAGTTTCGGTGAAGGCACCACTCTGTCTGATGTCGTTTCGGCCGAGACCGAGCTTCAGGTGCAGCAGATCAAGGATCTCGTTGTTGGCTGGGGTTTTGATGACAAGTTCGACGACAAGAGCATCCAGGCTCTTGTTAAATCGTGCTATGGCACCGCCGAAGCGGTAGTGAGCGCCTATCAGAGCGCTTTTAGCCAGGCCCGCCTGGGAAACTGATATCGGCAGCCAAAGCCATGTACGAAAGTGGCCCATCTGCTGAGCAGTTGGGTGTTCTCGGGCTGACGGCTGCCGACCTTGATGATGAAGATGTCGAGGTCTGGCCCTGCAACTGGCCGGCCTTCCTGCTTTTCAACCGCATGTCCACCCAGTGGCGAGCAGGCGCCGGCGGCGCGATCGGTCTCGACTACAGCTGCATTCGCGACGTGGCCGGTTTCCTCGGCATCAAGAAAAAGAAACTCGCTGAAATGTTCCCTGACCTTCAGGTACTGGAAGGCGAAGCCCTGCGCGTTATGGCGGAGGAAAGGGAAAACAGCCCGTAACCACGGGCACTTATTCAAGGTGAGTCGATGAACATTGCAGAACTCGGCGTCAAGATCGACTCGGCCGATGCAATCCAGGCCAAGACGAGCCTGGATGAGATGGCGAAGGCCGGCGGCCGGGCCGAGCAGTCCGCTGTTTCGCTGATGAACGAAATGCAGGCCCTGGAAAAATCGCTGTCCACTAGCGCCAAAACCACCCAGGACCTGGCAAAGCAGCGTGACGCTCTCGCCAAGCTGACCAAGACCGGCGCCTATGGCGAGGCCGAGGCGGCGAAGATCTCCGCTCAACTGGACAAGCAGCAGATCGCCCTGGCCAAGTCCGCCATGGACGAGCAAAAGGCCCTGAATAGCCTGCTGGGTGCCATCGACCCGGCCCGCGCTGCGCTGGCGAAGCTGGATACCCAGGTCGAGCAACTGGGCAAACACCTGGACGAAGGGCGGCTGAGTCAGGAGGACTACAACAAAGCCCTGGGCAAGATCGATAAGGATTACGCAAAGCTCGAAAAGACCACCACCGGTTTCGACAAGCTGCGGCTCGGCACGCGCCAGGCGCAGGAAAACGTAGTTCAGCTCGGTAACGCGCTGTCGTCGGGCGACTGGGGCAGTGGCATGCGTGCCGTGGCTCAACTGGGCGCCGGTGCAGGTGCGGGGGCTGCTGGGCTTCTCGCCATTCTGGCGCCGCTGGCCCTGGCTACCGCCGCCGTGGGCGGACTGGCAGTCGCCTACTACAAGGGCGGCGAAGAACAGGACCGTTACAACAAGTCGCTGATCCTCACTGGCAACTACGCCGGCGTGAGCGCTGGGCAACTGGGCGATATGGCGCGGCAGGTCAGCGCAACCGTGGGCACCACCGGCCAGGCCGCCGCAGTGCTGGCGATGCTGGCGGAGAACGGCAAGATCGTCGGCGAGAGCTTCACTGAGATCACCCATGCCGCAGTATCAATGCAGGAAGCCACCGGCAAGGCGGTTAGCGAGACGGTCGCGGAGTTCGTGAAGCTGTCCGGCGACCCGGTTAAGGCCTCCGCCGCGCTGAACGAGCAGTACCACTACCTCACTGCCTCGGTTTACTCGCAGATTGCCGCGCTGGAAGAGCAGGGCGACCACGCTGGAGCCGTGAAGCTGGCCACCGAGTCTTACGCCGATGCGATCAATGAGCGTACGCCGAAGATTCTGGAAAACCTTAGCTTTTGGGAGCGCGCATACAACGCTGTCGCCAAGGCAGCTGACGGTCTCAAAAACGCCGGGCGGCGTGACATCAATTCGGACATCGAGAATGCCAGGTCGGACCTGCTCGAAGCCCAGAACATGGACGGTTTGTTTCAGAACCAAAAGTCCAAGGATGCACTGATCGAGTTCCGGCAGAACCGCCTGAACATGCTGGAGGACGAGAAAGCCGCCCAGGCCGACATCGCCAAGTGGGAGGGTGATCAGGCCAAGGCTCAAGGCGCGGCTGTCACGGCAATGACGAAGGTCGACGCATTGACCAAGTCGTCGCTGACCAATGAGCAGAAGCGGACCAAGGAGCTTGAGGACTATAAGCAACAGCTCGACGACATCCGCAAGGTAGCGCCGAACGATCCTCGCCTTGCCCAGGCAACGGTCGACAAAAACATTGCCAACATCAACGACAAGTTTAAGGATCCGAAAGCAACTGGTACCCAGGTAGACCTAACCAGCTTCAACAGTGCCAAGAACGACCTAGCAGCGGTCACCGACACCTACAAAAACTACCAGAAGGAACTGGAAGCGGCGCAGAAGGCAGGCCTGCTGTCGGAGGAAGAGTATTTGCTGCGGCGCCAGGCGCTGATCGGCAATCAGCTCGACCAGACGACGGCGGCCTATGAGGCTGAGATTGCGGCGCTGGAGGCAGCCAAGGGCAAGAAGATTACGTCGGCCGCGCAAAGCATTCAGCTGGACCAGAAGATCGCTGACGCGCGGGCAGGGATGGTCAAGGCGCAGAAGGATGCCGACAGCCAGCTTGAAGTGCTCGCTACCAACGAAACCGGGCGCCTGGCAAAGCAGGAGCGGGCGATCAGCACGTACGTGCAGGCGCTGGGGCAGCAGCAACGGGCTTTGCAACTCGCGGGCCAGCGCGCAGTGCTCGGCGTTGGGCAGGGCGATCGCCAGAACGCGCTCAGCGTTGAGCTGAACAGTCAGCAAGATCGGTTCGCTCAGCAGTCGCTGGAATTGGCCAACCAGAAGTCCGACCCTTCCCGAAACATGTCGGAGGAAGAGTTCAAGCGCAAGTCGCAGGCGCTCGCAGACGCGAACAAGGCTGCGACTGATCAAATCCGGCAGAACTATGCGGATGTGGAGGCCGCCCAGGGTGATTGGACGAAGGGGGCTACAGCAGCCTGGGACAACTACTTGGATTCGGCAGCCAACATCGCCGGCCAGACCAAGAGCTTGTTCGGCAACGCCTTCAGCTCCATGGAGGACTCAATCGTCAATTTTGCCATGACCGGCAAGCTGTCCTTTGCCGACTTTACCAAGTCGATCTTGGCGGACATGGCACGCATAGCAACTCGTCAGGCCAGCTCCGCTTTGCTGGGCAGTCTGGTGGGAGCTGCGGCCAGTTATTTCGGGGGTAGTGCTGCAGGAGGTGGTAATGGTCTCGCGGCAGGTTCCGCTGGCGCGGCGTCGTCGAACCTCGGCGCCTCGGCGGCTGGTTACTCCAACACCTACTTCCCGCAAGCCACTGGCGGCGCTTGGTCGGGCGGCGTGCAGCTGTTTGCCGATGGCGGCGCCTTCACGAACTCAATCGTCAGCAAGCCCACGGCGTTTGGCATGGCCAACGGCAAGACAGGGGTTATGGGTGAGGCAGGGGAGGAGGCGATCATGCCACTGACCCGGACATCCAGCGGGAAGCTTGGCGTTATAGCTGCCGGCGGCGGATCTGGCTCAACGCAGATCAACGTCGAGGTGCACATCGATGGCGAGGGCAACGCCTCGTCTTCGGCTGATGCTCCAGGCTATGACCTGTTCGGCAAGGAACTGGCCGCGTTTGTTGAGCAGAAGTACCAGCAGATGCGCAACAAGGACATGGGCCAGGGCGGCGTCATCAACAAAGCAATTAAGGGGCGCTGATGGCTATCGAACGATTCACCTGGGCGACGGAGAAGGGCGCGGAAGGCGATATCGCCCAGCGTGTTCGCTCCAAGCAGTTCGGCGATGGATATGAGCAGTCGGTAGAGGATGGCCTCAACAATCGGTCGCAATCCTGGCCCGTGACCTTTACCGGCTTGAAGCCGCGCATCAAAGACATCATGGCGTTCCTCGACCGCCACAAGGGGGCGAAGGGCTTCCTCTGGGAGCCGCCCCTGGGTGAGCTTGGCCTCTACAAGTGCAACGGCTACAAGCCAGTGCACCGCGGCGGCCAGGTCTACGCCATCACCGCCACCTTCCAGCAAACCTTTCATCCCTGAGATAACCGCCCATGGCACTGATCACGGACATCCAGAAACTGGAGCCCGGCGGCGAGATTCGCCTGTTCGAAATTGATGGGACCGAATATGGCGCGGATTACCTGCGCTTCCATGGGCACGCCATTCCGCACACGCCTGAGGAATTGCTGGCCTACGAAGGTTCGGAAGAAGACCTGCCTGCCAAGTCGATTATCTGGCAGGGACAGGAGTACGCGGCCTGGCCGGTGCAGATCGAGGGTATCTCTTCGAGCAGCGACGGCACCGCCTCTCGGCCGACTTTCGCCGCAGGCAACGTCAACGGGCGCGTAACGGCGTTGTGTCTGGCCTTCGAGGACATGCTCAAGTTCAAGCTGACGGTTCGCGAAACCCTGGCCCAGTACCTGGATGCAGCGAACTTCCCAGAGGGCAACCCAACTGCTGATCCGACTCAGGAAGCGCTGGAGATCTGGTACATCGACCAGAAAACCAGCGAGGACGGTGAGGTGGTTGTCTGGGAGCTGTCTTCGCCGGGCGAGATCGACAACCACGGACTTCCCGGCCGACAGATGACGACGCTGTGCCATTGGAGCATGACAGGGGGATATAGAGGCCCTGATTGTGGATACATCGGCCCGTACCGTGACATTGATGGAAACCTCACGGACGACCCAGCAAAGGACGACTGCGATGGATGCCTTTCGACTGGTTGTAAGGTGAGATTCGGAGAGCACGAAGAACTCCCATTTGGGGGGTTCCCAGCTGTGAGCTTGATCGCTCGCAGTTGATACAATAGGGCCTCAGTTCTACGGCACGGAGGTCATTGATTCGGGCTGCTGCTTTTCTTCCAGGTGCAGGGGTTAATCATGAAGAACTTTAAAGATTTTTCGGGTAGTCAATTTGTTCGATGGACCGTAATCCAAGAGAACGAAAGCAGAGGTGGACGGCGATATTTTTTGTGCCGCTGCGACTGCGGAAAAGAGGCTTCGGTTCTTCTCTACAGCCTGACGTCTGGGGCATCAAAGTCTTGTGGCTGCTTACAGAAGGAGGTCGCTTCTAACACTGGCAGAACTCATGGTTACAGTGACCACCCTCTTTACCATACTTGGATTTGCATGCATTACCGTTGCTCAGACCCCGGGTATGTCGATTATCCGAAGTATGGCGCGAGGGGCATCTCCGTCTGCGATAGGTGGTCTGACTTCAATCTGTTCGTTTTTGACATGGGTGATAGGCCGGACGGCATGACCCTTGACCGTCGTGACAACGATGATGGGTATTATTTGGAAAATTGCCGCTGGGCAACTGCAGAGCAGCAGAACAGAAATCGTCGCAATAGCCATATGATCACCGCATTCGGCCAAACCCTCAGCTTGGCTGAATGGGTGGAGAAGACTGGCATCGGACGTTATGCAATTCGCGGCAGATTACGGGGAGGCTGGGAGCCCGAACGGGCTCTATCCACTCCCGTAGACCATTCAAGAAAAATAGTTTAACCAAGGGCGCTACGGCGCCCTTTTTAGTGGGCGCTAAAAATGCGAAAACATATCGTCTCAGCCATCCAGGCGCACGCGGCGGCGGAGTATCCGCGCGAGTGCTGTGGCCTGCTGCTGGCCGATGGCCGGGCGCAGAAGTACTTCCCGTGCAGGAACATCGCCACGGAGCCCAACGAAGAGTTCCGGCTGGATCCAGAGGACTACGCCGCGGCGGAGGACTTGGGTGAGGTGATCGGCATCGTTCACTCACACCCGGACGCCACCAGCAGACCGTCACCGCACGACCTGGCCATGTGCGAGGCCACGGTCTTGCCCTGGCACATTTTGTCCTGGCCCGAGGGCGACATGCGCACGATCACACCAACGGGCAGCACGCCGCTGCTCAAGCGCCCGTTTGTGCATGGGGCCTGGGATTGCTGGCAGGTTTGCGCTGATTGGTATTCCCGTGAGTGGGGCCTTGAGTTCGAAGCCTTCAAGCGCACCGATGGTTGGTGGGAGAGTGCGGAGAGCGCGAGCCTTTACGAGCAGCACTACGAGGCGGCCGGGTTTGTGCGTGTCGACCGTCCGCAGCGCGGTGACATGATTGTTATGCAGGTTGGCCGGACGGCTCACCCAAACCACGCTGGCATATACCTGGGCACCGATCCGTCGCTACCTGGCGAAGAGTCGGGCGCTTTCGGCCCTGGACCGTTCCTGCTGCACCACCTGTATGGCAGGCCGTCCGAGATCATCGTATATGGCGGGCCCTGGCACGACCGAACGCGGCTGATCCTCAGGCACAAAGACGCTAAACAACCAACATGACGCGGCATGGCCGCAGGAGCAGGATATGAATCAGCCGTTTGAAGTAGCTGAAGACGGGAAAGTGCGCATTGCCGGAACCGTGATTTGCGACGATTGGAGGGTGCTGATGGTCAAGCACCCTCAAACCGGTGTTTATTACGCAGCCGGCATTAAGCTCGGCCGGTAATCGCTTGGGATAAGCTGTCTAAGTAGCTATCGTGCAGCCCTTTATCGATGCCCTCGAACCTTTCTGCCTTCAGATTTTGAAGATCTTGGGAAATTACGTTCGCTATTGCATCGTTGCCAAATGCAAGTCGACGCCCGAGAACTGCTGCCGCATTCATGTTGAAAACAATTGCAGTCTTGAGTGCTAGCTCTAATTCTTCTAGGCGTTGATCGACTGTTTTCTGATTACTCACATTGACCTCCAGGTCATAAACGCGCCGACATTGGCGCAACCCCGTCCTTGGGCTTGCAGGCGAAGGACTGGGGAATCCTTAACCGTCCGCTCTATGGAAGTAGGCGGATATCGTGGCGCAGAGCAAGTTCGTCAGCGGTATCGCTTAAGTCAGCCTGGTTCGAGCTTTCAATGGCGTCAGCTATACCCCTGAAGATTTCCTTGGCCTCTTCGCTTAGCTCATAGGGCGTCTTGTCGTTCTCGTCGACTCTTATATGTTTGTCACATATTTTGACTATCGGGATTTTTGTTTCAATCAGGTTTCCGACTATCACTTCCCTGGCTTTGTAATGCTCATCAAGAGAGGCGCCAGCGTTATCTACGGCATCGCGAATTAGCTTCGCTTTCTGTCTGTTAGTGGTCATTGGCCTTCCGGACTGGCTTGTTTGAAGGCATAAAGCTACTACGACCCGATCAATGTGGGTTACTGGCATTCCATCCACGCTGGATGCCTGGCCAGGTCGATTTCCTTCCAGATAGATTCGATGTGCTGATCTGTCTGACCGTCTGGCTAATTTCGATAGTGCCCACTATTCTCGGTGAAAATGGCATATCGCCATCGCGGAGGCGGTCATGAGAGCTAGCTTGGTATTGACAGGTACGATTTTGCTATCAGCTTGCACAACCGATCGAATGACCGACCCAGCGATTGTGACTTCGGTTAACGAGAAGTCAGAGTTTACAACTCTGACTACAACTGCCGACCGCAGGATATTTATCATAAACAACGTCACCAATCGGACGTGTGGCGAGCCACCTGCTGGAGTGGCGGAAAACATCAGTGCAAGTTTGAGCAATTCACTTTCCGTAGCGTTAAAAACGCAGGCAGGCGACCCGTCAGCAAAAAATTCATTTGCTGAAAGCGCGGCGAAAACCGTTGCCAACGTATCGCAAAAAACACAGGGATTGATGCTTTACGAAGCCATGTCCTCAGGCCTCTGCATGGCCTTCGCTAATGATCCAAAAATGACAGCAACTCAATATATTGAATCACTGATAAATGCAGGAAAAGTGACTGCCCCCCTTATTGAATTGGAGCTGGCGGCAAGCAAAGGGAAGATTGGGCCTACAGAAAAAACACTCGAACCCGGCGGTGCCACAAAACCAGCACCGGTCGCAGTCTCAGGAACAGGCACGTCTGCTGATGGCGCAACTGCCGCCGCGGTGGCTGCAGGCTCTACTGCGGTAGCTCTTGCCACACAAAGCGCGGAAGCGGGCCAGGCGGCGGGAGTTGCTATATCCGAGTCGATGCCAATAGGTGCATCAACAGCTGAACAGCAATCAGTAGTAAAGCAAGTCACGGCACAGACAGTCACTCAAGTGAGTGGTAGTTCAAAAGAGGGTCAAAAAGCTGCAAAAAATGCGGTAGATACTCTTTCACAGTCATCCAGCGATGCCATTGACAAAGGCGTCACGCGAAACGTTTTGAATGCTCTCGAAAATATGAATCGGTCTCTTAAGTAAGACTGGATTTCATGCAACCGGTCCCCAGTGCTACAGTCCCGCCAAACCAAAGAGGGGACGACATGCGGATTTTGATAGCGGTGGCAGCGGTGGCGATACTGGCGGGGTGTATGGCACCAACGATGAATGAGGCCCGTAACGAAGGCCCATACAAGGTTCTCGCATCGAAGAAGACCGATGCTGCACTGGCTAAATGCGTGCAGTACGAATGGCAGAACCAGTCGATCTTCGGCGGCACACCTGGCGCAACCCTTCAGCCTGGCCGCGACACCGGATACACGGTATTCACCGAGGGGTCGCAGTACTTCGTTGACATCCATCCCAAGGGCTCGGGGTCCGAAGCGAAGTATTACGTGGTGGTCGGCAACTGGATTGCGAATAAGCGGTTGGCCGCGCTGCAAGGCTGCCTATAGCCCGCACCACTTCATCAAAGGCTCGCTTCGGCGGGCTTTTTTATTGTTCGGAGAAAACTCAATGGCAGCACTCGCCATCAATTATCAGCCCATGACCACGATTCTGCTTTATGGGCAGCTCCGGCAGTTTGGCCGCTCTTTCCGAATGGCTGTGAGCACTCCGGCCGAGGCCGTGAAAGCGCTCTGCGTCCAAATCCCAGGATTCGAACGGTTCCTGTCCAATGCTAAATCCAGGGGTATTGAGTTCGCGGTTTTCCGAGGCAAGACGAACCTGGCTGAGAAAGAGCTTGGCTTCGTTGGCGCCGGAGATATCCGCATTGCTCCCGTGATCACCGGCAGTAAGCGCGGCGGGGCGCTGCAAACCATTATCGGCGCTGTACTGATTGTTGTCGGCCTTGTCATCACCGGCGGCACTTTTGGCGCGGGTGCGCCATTCGGTTCTGCGCTGATCATGATGGGCGGATCTATGGTGCTGGGCGGTGTGATTCAAATGCTTAGCCCGCAGGCCGGCGGCCTCAAGACCAGCGCCGCGCCAGAAAATACGCCTGGCTATGCCTTCGGCAGCGCCAAGAACACCACGGCATCGGGTAACCCGGTCCCGCTCTGCATCGGCGAGCGCCGCTGGGGCGGGGCGATCATCAGTGCCGCCATCTACGCCGAAGACCAGATGTAGCCAATACCTGAAGCACAGCAGCCGCCCGTGAGGCGGTTTTTTATTGCCTGGAGAAAAGTATGGGCGCAGCACGCAAGATTGAAATCCACGGCGCCAAGGGCGGCGAAGATAAGCCAAAAACGCCAACGGAGGCCCCGGACAGTCTGCGCTCAGTCGCTATTGCCAAGATGCTCATCGCTATCGGTGAGGGTGAATTCGAAGGCACGCCGACCGCCCAGGACATTTATCTCGACAACACCCCACTGCAAGACCCCCAGGGCAACATGAACTTCCCGAACGTAAAGTGGGAGTGGCGCACCGGGGCGGTGGACCAGACCTATATCCAGGGGATCCCGTCGGTCGAGAACGAAACCACAATCAGCACTGAGCTGCGCAGCGGCACGCCATGGGTCCGGGCGATCAGCAACACCCAGCTTTCCGCCATTCGTGTTCGCTTCGCCTGGCCAGCGCTTCAGTCCGTAGACGCTGGCGGCAACATCAACGGCTACCGTATTGAGTACAAGGTCGAGGTGGCCACCGACGGCGGTACGTATCAGCAGGTGCTGAGTGAGGCTGTAGACGGCAAGACCACCAATACCTACGAACGTACCCGTCGTATCGATTTGCCCCGGGCAGCCACTGGCTGGCTGATGCGAATCACCCGACTGACCGCCAACCAGAACAGCCCGGCCAAATTCTCCGACATCATGCAGATTGCCGGCTTCACCGAGGTGATCGACGCCAAGATCCGCTACCCGAACACCGCTCTGCTCTACATCGAATTTTCCGCCGAGCAATTCCGCAGCATTCCGGCGGTTACCGTCGGCTGCAAGGCTCGAAAGTGGCAAGTCCCGAGCAACTATGACCCCGTGTCGCGCACGTACAGCGGCATCTGGGACGGGACCCTCAAGGAGGTATACACCAACAACCCGGTTTGGGCTACGTACGGAATCACCACGGTTGACCGCTTCGGATTGGGCCGTCGCATCAAGCCGTGGATGGTGGACAAGTGGGAGCTGTACCGGATTTCGCAGTACTGCGACCAGCTGGTGCCGGATGGGAAGGGCGGCCAGGAGCCTCGCTTCATCTGCAATCTGAACCTACAGAGCAAGGCTGACGCCTGGTCACTGCTGCGTGACATCTCGGCGATCTACCGAGGCATGACCTATTGGGCCCAGGGCCAGGTATTCACGCTGGCGGACATGCCGCGCGCCACTGACTTCGACTTCGCCTACACCCGGGCGAACGTGATAGATGGCAAGTTCACCTATTCCAGCGCATCGGAGCGCACCCGCTACAGCCGCGCGCTGGTGAGCTACGACAACCCGCTGAACAACTACGACACCGACGTCACCGCAGTGACTGACCAGAAGCTGCAGCGGCGCTACGGCGATAACCCGCTGGAGATCAGTGCCATCGGCTGTACGCGAGAATCCGAGGCCCAGCGCCGCGGTAAGTGGGCACTGCTCACGAACTCTAAGGACCGGGCTGTAAATTTCAAGGTGGGTCTGGACGGCCGCATTCCGCTGCCTGGATACGTGATCCCAATCGCTGATGAACTGCTGGCCGGTCGGCCTGTGGGTGGACGCATCTCGGCAGTGAACGGCAAGGTCATCACCCTAGACCGAGAAACCCAGGCGAAGCCCGGCGACCGGCTGATCCTCAACCTGCCAGACGGCAAGTGCGAGGGGCGGACCGTGCAACTTGTAAGCGGCAAGCAGGTCACCGTGACCGTGGCTTATTCCGTGCCGCCTGAGCGCGAACTTGTTTGGGCGCTGGATGCAGATGACCTGGCCATCCCGCTATACCGGGTGGTCAGCGTGGCGCGGCCGGAGCCTGGCGTGTTTGAAATCTCGGCCGTGCAGTACGACCCCAGCAAATTTGCTCACATTGACACCGGCGCGCGCCTGGAAGAAAGGCCAATCAGCGTTGTCCCGATCACCGTAGTCCCGGCACCGGCAAGTGTGACGCTGACGTCGAGCTACGCCGTGAATCAGGGTATCGCCATCAGCACCATGAACATTTCGTGGCCCGCTGTTGCTGGCGCGGTTGCTTATGACGTGGAGTGGCGCAAGGACAGCGGCAACTGGATCAAGCTGCAGCGCACGGGCGCGACGAGCGTTGATGTCACCGGCATTTACTCGGGCGCCTATCTGGCCCGTGTTCGATCGGTGAGCGCCTTCGAGATATCTTCAATCTGGAAGAACTCCAACCTGACCAACCTAGAAGGGAAGGTCGGACTGCCGCCTGCGGTGGCGTTCTTGACCACCACCAGCGAGCTGTTCGGCATCGGCATCAAGTGGGGCTTCCCCGCCGGCGCCGAAGATACCCAGCGCACCGAGCTGTGGTACGGCACGGCCAACAACTTGGCGGCAGCCTCCAAGCTGGCCGACCTGGCGTATCCGCAGGCCGACTACCGGATGCAGCAACTGCTGGCGGGGGCGACGTTGTTCTTCTGGGCTCGCCTTGTGGACCGGACTGGCAACATCGGTCCGTTTTATCCGGTGGGTAACGGAGTGATGGGCAGGGCCAGCTCCGATGCTGGCCCGGTTCTTGACCTGGTCGCCGGCAAGATTGGCCGGACCGAGCTTGGTCAGGACATCGTGAGCCAGATCGACAAGATCCCTGGCCTGCAGGATCAGATCACCGCGCTTGGTGGGTTGAAGGCCTACAACAAGGATGCCACCTACCTCAAAGGGCAGATGGTTGTAGAGGGCAGTCGAATCTACCAGGCCGCCCAGGCTGTACCGAAGAACCAGCCGCCGCCGAACATCACCTACTGGCTCGATGTTGGCCAGTCGGTAGAGACGGCGAACGGCCTGGCTCAGCAGGTCTCCACCAACACCGCCGATATCACCAAGCTTGACGGTGTGGTGACGGCCTCGGCGTCGAGCCTTCAGGTCTTGCAGGCGGCGTATAGGGATGACAACGGCGAGGGCGAGCTTGCGGATGCGCTCCAGGGCTTTAACGCCAAGGCCAGCTTTGCGGAGGAGGTGAAGACGCAGGCCACTAAGAACGCGGCAATGGTGCAGCGTACGACCGAGTTGGCCGCCGCAGTGGGTGATGTCAGTGGCTCTGTGACCGAGTTGGAAAGCGTTGTGGTCACTGACCGCCAAGCCACGGCCCAGGCCATCCAGCAGATTGGTGTGCAGATCGGTGATAACTCAGCGTCCATCCAGACGGTAAGCCAGGCCCAGGCCAGCACCGATGGCAAGCTTTCCACCATCTGGTCCGTGAAGATGGAGCTTTCCTCGAGTGGTAAGCCGTATGCAGCAGGATTTGCATTGGGCCTAGAAACAGGTCCTGGCGGTACGACATCCAACTTTGTCGTCAGAGCTGACACGTTCGCCGTGATGAATACCAACGCTCAAAACCCCGAGTCGTTTTTCGCGGTTACGGGGGGGCAGACCTTCATACGATCGGCGTTCATCCAGGACGGCAGCATCACCATGCTGAAGATCGGAGAGGCGCTGCAGTCCGACAACTATGTCGTCGGTGTTCAAGGATGGCGCCTCGATAAAGCTGGCAACCTGGAGTTTAACGGCCCGGCGCCTGGTGGTGGTCGCCTGACGATGACCAATCGTGCAATCAAGGTGTACGACGAAAACAACGTCAAGCGGGTGCAGCTAGGGGATCTGACAGCATGATCGGAGGAATCAGAATATGGGGGCCTACGGGCCTCCTTGAATTGGATGAGAACTCATTCACCGTGAGGGTTGTTTATTCAGCACTCATTGGCACGGCGGGCGTGAGTACCTTTGTTTCCATACCTGGCGTGAATCCCTCTACTCACATCGGTATATGTTTGCCTAATGGGCAGTACTCGGGCGACCCATCTGGACAAGACGCAAGTTTGTCTCAGTTCGATGTGCAGATGCTTACGGGCGGCGTTCAAGTTTGGTTTAGAAATAGAAATATGCCAACCGGCCGGATAGGGGTATCAGTTCAGCGACTTCTAGTATTCAGGTATAGATAATGTCCTATGGGCTAACTTTTACGAATAATTCAGATGTCGTAACGCTTGACTCTGAGTTTTCACGGCTGGTTGTAATACACAAAGGGATCTATGGGCCGTCTGGCGGTGACTTTCCATCGGTCGTCACGTCGCAAGAACCGCCGTTAATTTTTGTCAGGCCCTCAACTGGTGGCTTTCAATGGGTAAGCCTGAAGGGCTCCCCTGGCAATTGGACGGGTTTTATCAACGGGGCGAGCGGTGGCTCTGGTTCGTTTTTTGTTGCCGCCTATGAGTCCACTCCAACCGCACAATATGGACTCAGGTTATGGGATGGAGGAGCAAAACAACTATTCGATAATGGAACGCCTTGTGCTCAGTTCACAGACGTCGTTGCCGGCTGGGCTTATGGTGGCGCAGCAAATCCCTCTGTAGGGCGTTGGATATATACCTTCTATGCGAGTGTTCCCTTAAATACAGGGAACTACATGCTGATTAATAACATAGCGATGAATATCCCTGGAGGGGATACGTTCTCGCTACTTTCTTGTTATTGGGATTATGCAAACAGCCGAATAGTCGCACAACTGCAAAACATCGGCGACTTCAACGGCTCAAGCTTCTTTCTCCCGCTAATGTTTGCAAAGCCAATTTCTTAGGAGGCTTAAATGGCCTGGTACAAAACAGGAACTGTTGCCGTTACTTTCAATAACAACGCAGTAATTGGCACCGGCACGGCTTTTATTGCAAACGCTCGCGTTGGGGATGCTTTCCGTGGCCCGGACGGCTTGTGGTACGAGATCACCAACATCGCGAGCAATACGGCGATTTCCATCGCCCCGAACTACCAGGGGGCTACAGCTGCTGCGGGTGTGTACACCATTGCTCCGATGCAAGGCTACGTCAAAGAGTCAGCGGATCGACTGCGCGCCATCACTGATCAGTTCAAAGATTTGGATCAGGAAGTGGCCAATGCACAGGCCTCGGCCGCCGCGGCGAAGGTTTCAGAAACCAACGCCAAGACATCCGAGACGAAGTCCAAAACATCGGAAACCAATGCTGCTACCTCGGCGACGACTGCCAGCGGTGCCGCGACGTCTGCAACGGCATCCAGGAACGCGGCGGCACAATCTGAGACCAATGCGGCTACCTCTGCGTCCAATGCGCTGACACAAGCCGATCGGGCGAAGACCGAGGCTGACAAGCTGGGAAATGCGAACCTTTTCCTGGCGACCGTTGACTCTGTATCCGCAGGTGTGCCGCGCTTCAAAGATGCCCTTCAGGTTGGCGGTGCTGGCGGCGTTCTCCTGCGCAGGGAGGGGATCACTGATCCCAACTCAACGGCAATGGTTCGACTCACCCATGCTACCGACAGCAGTGTCCGAATAATCGACGACGCCCGAGGGATTGTGCGGTTGCTGTTGGATGCTGCCGGCTCTGCTCAGTTTGGCGCGAACGTTATTGTCAGCGGAGGTAACGTCTACATCAGGGCCGGCGCTGCCGGAGGAAACTCTCACCTTTGGTTCAATGAGTCTGGTAGCACCGCCACGCGCGGGGTTATTTACTGTGAGCCATCAGGCAACATCAATTTTTCAGCAGGTTATGGGCAGTCTGGCGCAGGGCCGATAGTTACGATCACGAAGGCTGGCGTTCTTGTGACCGGCGCCGGCATCACGCTCAGCGCCGGCAGGTCGATCAGCTCTACGGGCGACATTACTTCTAACCTGTATACGGGCGGAAGCCTAAGCGCACAGCTTACATCGATGGGCGCGCAGATTTCTTCGAAGCTGGATTCCTCGGTAGCGGATTTCGCAATCATCTATCCCAATGGCGGTACCGCCGCAGCGCCTGGGAACATCGTTACGGCGTCGAGATTCACGTCCGACAACCCGTTTCCAGGGTTCCATGTAATCACGGTGCTGGAAATTCTCATCGGTGGTATTTGGTCAGAGCCAAGGCTTGACGGCAACGCAGGCACCGGCGGCGCATCATACGGCGCCTATGCACAGCAGATCCTGCCGACAGACAAGATCATCTGCCAGGCTGGTGCGAGCGGGGTTGCATTGCCCAGTGCTTCAGCAGGTGGCGGTCACGGTTATAGCGGCGCAGTGCTGACCACAGCGCCAGTGCGCGTAAAGGTCTGGAAACTTAAGGGGGCCATCTGATGATCCGATTTTATGCAGTGGTGGGCTCGAACTTCTTCGAGGGTGACGAGACAGACAAAGGCCCCGATGAAGGCTGGATCGAGATGGAAGGGGAGCGGCCACAAGGCGATAACAGCATGGACTACACGGCCCAAGCCGATGGCACCTGGGCAATTACCCAGGAAACCCTGATCGCTAAGCTGAGCGTGGTGGAAAATGCCTGGCGTGAAGAACAAATGCCGATCGCCCAGCAGACGGTTACAGCAATCGACTTTGGCGAGGAAGGCATCCTTGGGTCCATAGAAGACTGGAAGCTGTACTGGCGCGCCCTGCGCAAGTGGACAGCGGACAACCCCGACTTCCCCGACATGAGCAAGCGACCAGTTCAGCCAGCCTGAACCGGTAAAGAACACACCGGCCGCCTTGAGCGGTTTTTTTTCGTCTGGAGAAAAGTATGCCAAATGCCGAAACCCGCGGGGTGCGCAACCGAAACCCCGGCAACATCGACTACAACCCGGCCAATCAATGGCAGGGCCAGCTCAAGCCAGATCCTGCCGCCGAGAAGCGCTTTGCTCGGTTCGATACGGCGGAGAACGGCATCCGTGCCCTGGGGAAATTGCTGCTGACCTACCAGCGCAAGCACGGCTTGAAGACAGTGAAGGCGATCATAAGCCGGTGGGCCCCGTCGGCGGAGAACGACACCGACGCCTACGTGCGCGCCGTCGAGGCGAACACCGGAACCCGGCCAGGTGCTGAGGTTGACCTGACCCAGCCGGCGGTGATGGCTGGCTTCGTAAAGGCGATCATTCATCATGAGAATGCTGGGTATGCCTACCCAGAGGCGGTGCTGGCCGAAGGCTTGCGGAGGGCGCTGACATGACGCCGGTGCAGAAGCTGGCTGGTCTGTTGGTGCTGATCCTGGTGCTGATGGCCGCCGCCGCCGGCGCCACCTGGCAGATACAAGACTTGCGGATGGACGAGAAGCTCGCGAAGCAGAGCGCGGCGCACCAGAAAGCCCTTGATGCCATCACCAGCGAGGCATGGCGCCAGCAAAATGCCGAGCAAGATAAGCGCTTGGCCATCGAGCAGAGAGCGAGCGCTGCCGACCAACAACACTCCCTGGAGCTTTCCAATGAACAACGCAAGCAGGCTCTTCTGCGCGATCGCCTTGCCACTGCTGATGTGCGGCTGTCAGTCCTTCTCGACGCCACGGATTCAGCCATTGGCTGCAGCGTGCCTGCCACCCCCAGCGCCGTCGGCGTGGTTCATGCAGCCCGTCGAGCCCAACTTGACCCAGCGCATGCTCAAAGAATTATCGGGATCACCGACGCAGGCGACCAGGGACTGATCGCGCTGCGGGCATGCCAGGCGTACGTCCGTGCAATTGCACCCTGAGATCAATGAACTACTCTCTCGGAGCGGGTTCGTATCGCGATCATTTGGTTTATTGAAGGGCGCCATGGATAAGAGGCTCGCTGGCCTTTCGTTTCTGCTGACTCTGGGCTGGGTTACTGCGGTAGCGTTTGTGATGTGGTATTTCTCGCAACCTTAGCGCAGGGGGCGAATCAGTTCGGGCCCTTTGTTCCTCACGTTGCCTATGGCCGTATCGACCTTGAACCACTCGAACACCTCCGAAGGTTCGCCCTGGTGCAGTACGATCTGCTCTGCGCGCTCTTTGGGCGTGGCCAGGTCCAGCCATTCCCGAGCCAGTTCCGGATTCAGCACCACTGGCCGACGGTCGTGAATATCCACCATGCCTCCGGCACTGTCGGCGGTGATGATCACGAAGCCGTCTTGCTCGCCTGGGCCTTCATCAGCATCCGGTAACTGGCCGATAGAGGCACAGAATATTGGTGCACCATCCCGCCGACGGATCATGTAGGGCTGCTTCTTGGGTCCGCCTTCATCTACCCATTCAAACCAACCGTCTATGGGGGTGATAGCCCGGTGAGGCCAGATCGCCCGGAAGAATGGGCCGTGGGCTACCTTCTCGACGCGCGCGTTGATTGGAGCTGCGCGGTCTTTCGCCCAATGTGGTCGCCATCCCCAACGGACCGGGTCGGCGTGCAGCAAGTCGCCCTGCAGGTGGAGCAGTGCAACCTGAGTCGTTGGCGCGACGTTAAAGCGCTCAATTGGCTGATCGCCCACGGAATTGGCCAGGGCATTGGGCATGCTAAGCGCCGCAACAAAGTCGTGGATTCCGCGGTATTGCGTCAATCTTCCGCACATGATCGTCTCCGCTCGTCGGGGCTGGTGAACAGACAGGCTTCGGTCAGTCTCTACAGGGTAGACACTGGGCAAGAGCATTCGTCATGACGATCAGTAATGGGCAAGGCAACGCATTAGAGGGATCAACCCCGCCGAGCAATAGCACAGCGCCGGGGTCTCTATCCCCTCAAGAGCGGTACGACATGAGCATGTCTGCTGCGAGCGTTTTGAGGTCGCATGGACTGATTGACGGGGCCGGTTTTATCGACTTGTCAGATAGAGCTTTGACTGCTTACGCAGACGAGCTAGGTTGAAGGCTCTTTTAGATTTGTCAGCTCCACCAGCAACCGCTGATTCTCCCTTAATAGGTGCTCGTTCTGACTTGCGATCATTTTCAAGCCCATGATCTCTTTTGCCATTTCCGACGACTCGACATTCGTACGGCTTAGTTCCGCTTCAAAATATCGCAGCTTCGCCTCTGCTGTCGTCTTTCCGGTAGCCAGCAAGTCATTCATCTGGACAAGGCCGGCCACATTGGCCCGGGCCTTTCGCAACATCGATTCGGTCTGGATGAGTTCGTCCTCCAGAAGCGCGCATTGGTGCTGATACATTTCGAGGGGCGTGGGGCACCCGAGCCATTCCTCTGTGTCCAAGTCGATGCTCATGTTTGTCATATCCAAATACTGTATGCGTGCACAGTAATCTGGATTTGGTTAGGCGGAAGGCTTGAGGCGACGAACTGCAGGGTTACCCGTCGATCAGTCAGGCGACATGAGGACTGCGAGAGTCAGCTTAATGAACTCCTCGTTTTCGTCGATTGTGTGCAAAGCGCCGCGGATGTTCTCAGCCACATCGGCTGAGCCACGCTGTTCGATCCAGTTCGATAGCTCCATGATGGAGGCTTCCAGGGCCAGCTGATTTTCGTAGAGCTTGGACAGGAGGGAGGGAAGTAGGTCTGAGTTTGGCAT